TTAGAAGCGGCGACCGGCCCAGACGACGCGGCCGATGATGTGCACCGCGTTGGCTTCGAGCTCGGAGACCTTGAGCGTCCAGGTGGCGAAGGCTGCGTTGTCGCTGGAGACCTGGAGCACGCCGCCGGGCAGTGCCTGCAGGCGCTTGACCAGGAGCATGTCGTCCATGCGCAGGATGTAGATGCCTTCGCGGTCGGGCTGCTGGGCGCGCCGATCGACCAGGATCACGTCGCCGGCGCGCAGGGTGGGCTCCATGCTGTCGCCGCTTACGCGGATCAGACAGAGATCCGCGGGCTTCGCGCCGAGTTCGAAGCGGATCCAATCTTCCTTGAACATCAGCGCGTCGTCGGGCGTCTCGGTGCCCGCTACGGCGCCATGGCCAGCGGCCGCGTGGATGCCATTGTAGAGCGCCACGGCGACGTAGCCGGCGTCGTCCGTCGAGACCGTCTCCTCACTACTTCCCGCGAGCGGCGCGGCCCGCTCAGCTAGAGGTGTATCTGACAGCAGCATCGGACCCTCGCCGGTCAGCAGCCAGTTGCTATTGACCCCAAGACGGACGAAGCCGGTGATTGCCTCGGCACCTGGCAGGCTTGAGTCGTGCTCATATTTGCGCAGTGTCCCGAGAGGAATACCGGATTTGCTCGACGCTTCTGGTTGCGAAAGCCCCAGCCGCGTGCGTGCCTCCCTGATGCGATTGCCGACCGTCATTTCGCACTTCGCCGCACGAAGCGCGAAACGAAAGTGCGAAACCGCACAAACATTCGCACTTGCCCACACCCCGCGCCGTTTGGCGGATTTGCCCCGCTAGAGTTGTACATCAGAATTCCCTAAAGTGCGAAAGCAAATGCGGGTAGTCAACACGGTTGACAGTGCGCAAATTTGAGCATCTAATGCAACCCATCGACCACGCTAGAGGATGGGTTACAGATGGCAACCGCTCCCGCAAAAAAGGCCAGCCGCGAGGACTGGCATCCGGCCGACATCAAGGCCGCTCTCGAGAAGAAGGGCTGGACGCTGCGCGCGCTTGGCGAACATCACGGCATCCGCGGCAATACGCTGAGCCACACCTTCGACCGCAGCTATCCGATCAACGAGCGGCGCATTGCCGACGCGATCGGCGTGCCCGTACAAGAGATCTGGCCTAGCCGCTATTACCCGGACGGCCGCCCGCGCCAACGCGGCATCCGGCGCACCCGTTTGGCTATCCAGTCTACCCCAGCCCATTGCCAACACAATGGCAAAACGCAACAGGTTGCGTAGACATGCCGCGCCGCGTCGACCCGTTGACGATGGACCTGTTCGAAGTGCCGGTGCCGGTGCGTCCGACACCCGGCGCGCTGGCCATCGGTCCGGCGCTACGCGGGCTGCTCTCCGACCTGCTCAAGCGCAGCCCGATGTCGCGTTTCGAAGTGGCCGCGCGCATGTCGGAGCTGACGGGCGACCACATCAGCAAGCACCAGCTCGATTCCTGGACGGCCGAGAGCCGCGAGGGCTGGCGCTTTCCGCTCGAGTACCTGCCGGCGTTGGAAGCCGCACTGGAAACCCACGAAATCACCGCCTGGATCGCCGACCTGCGAGGGGCGCGGCTGTCCGTGGGGCGCGACGCGCTCGAGGCACAGCTGGGCAAGGTGAGCCGCAAGCGCGACGAGCTGGCGCGGCAGGAGCGGGAACTGAAGAAGCTACTGGGGGAACAGCAATGACCGATCAAGTCATCAACGCCTTGAGACGTGCGCATCTGGCCTTGTCGGCAAGCCACAACCTGACCGTTACCGATCGGCCCGATCTGCCCCGCAAGGACTGGCCCGTGTGGGTTACCGATCACCGCGCAGAGCTTGCCGCGATCGAGGAGGTAATTGCCATCAGCATTGATAGCGGTCTCGGATGTGCTGATCGTAGAACGAGCCCTTCGACGGCGCGTGAAGGAAGCCGGTGAACACATGTTCAGGCACTCCACAGAAGTCGTAGGTCCCGCCCGACGTGAACGTGATTCTCATGCGTCGAGTGTCGGGGTCGTATCCGATGGCGGCAATGGCGCTGGACGAGACAGGAATCATTTCCATGAGGGTTCTCCCGGAGTGAATGGCGGGCAGATTGCGAGCCTGCACGGCCATTCTAGCGGGATGGGCCCTCGCCAAAACCGGGGAGGGCGGCGGATATGAGCACGCGGGTGACGCTGGCGGAAATCGCTCAGGCGCAGAGTAGGTCGAAGCGGGCCGTGGAGATCCGCGCCGATCGAGAAGCCTGGCCGTGCGTTGAAGAGCCGGTGCGCGGCGGCAAGCGCCGCCTCTACGCCCCCGCCGACCTGCCTGCCGACGTACGCCTGGCGCTGCTCACGCACAAGGCGGCGACGCTGGGCGCGAATGACACCGCGAGCGTGCCGGCAGCACCGACGCCCAAGCCACCCGCGTTGCCGGTGGCCGATACCGAGCTGACCGAGCGCCAGCGCCTGCAGCGCGATGCACGCGCCGGTGTGCTGGCGGCGATCGGCCGGCTGCAGGCCGAGGCCGGGTGCTCGCGCGAACAGGCGATCACGACACTGCTGACCAACGCCCGCGCGGGCCGCCTCGAGCCGCACCTGCAGCAGATGCTGCGCACGGCGCGCGATTCACGCGGCCGACCTGGCGACGGCTACCCGAGCCGGCGCGCGCTGTACAAGTGGCTCGCCACTCAGGACCTGGCGCCGCGTGTGCCGCAGCGCGATATGACCATCAAGCCCTGGCACGCACTGGCCGTGAGCCTGCGTCAGCGGCCGCAGGGCAGCACGTTGCGTTGGCTGCACGAGCAACTCGTCGAACAGTGGAACCCGGCCTGGGGTGACACCCCGCCGAGCTACGACGTAGTGGCGCGCTTCTTCCGCGAGAAGTTCAGCGCCATCGACCAGCTCGTCGGGCGTCACAACGGCATGGACCTGCAATCTCACCGGCGCTACAACGTGCGCACCCGCGCCGGGCTGCTGCCCGCGATGGAGTGTCACGCCGACGGCTGGTGCACGCACTTCAGCGCGCCGCACCCGGTGACGGGCGAATACGTCACCTACGAGGTGTGGACGGCCATCGACTTCGCCACCGGCTACCCGGCCGACCCGGCCATCGGCATGACCGAATCCTTCGAGGTCATCGCCAAGTGCCTGGAGAACTACATCCGCACCTTCGGCGTGCCGGCCGTCTTCCAGACCGACAGCACGGGCAGCGTCAAGAACGACCGCTTCGAGTTCGACCCCATCACCAGCCTGCAGGAACGCCTGGGCATCACCATCGTGCACCCGGCGATGCTGGCCACCGGCAAGGGCAACAGTCAAGCCAACGGCCTGGCCGAGAACCTGCACGCCTACTACGACCGTGAGGCGCGGGCGCTGGCCACGTACCAGGGCAAGAGCATGGATTCGCTGGCCTTCAAGCGGGTGCAGAAATTCACCACGCAGATGGTGCGCGCGGCCAAGCGCGGCGACCTGGTCGCGCGCGACAAGGCCAAGCGCGAGGCCGAACGCGCCGGCAAGGGGCTGGTGATCGACAGCTTCGATGAAGGCGTGGCGGTGATGCAGCGCATGGTCGAGAAGCGCCGCGACATGCCCAACCGCAACCTGCCGAAGATCACCGATCCGGCCACCGGCAAGCGCCGCCACATGACCCCGCGCGAGCGTCTGGAGCAATTCCGCGCCGAGGGCTGGGAGCCGGTGGCCATGTCTGACGCGGCCATCGTCGACGCCTTCCGGCCGCACGTGAAAAAGCAGGTCAAGCGCGGCGGCGTGAGCCCCCACAGCGGCCAGCGCTACGACCACCCCGAGCTGGAGCACTGGAACGGCGAGTGGGTGCAGGTGGCCATCGACATCATGGACTGGCGCCGCGTGTGGGTGAAGGACCTGCAGGGCCGCTTGATCTGCGAAGCGCAGTTCCTGGAAGGCCGGCTCCCACGTCCGCAAAGCCTCTACGAAGCCGCGCTGGAAAAGCGCGAGCGGGCCGCCGTGCGTCGGCGCGAGCAGCAGATCGAAAACATCGCAGCGCGCAACCCGTTCCGCACCCTCGACGCCCCGGCCGAGGAAGCCCGGGTCATCGACTTCGCCACCGAATTCTTCAGCGCGCCGGAACCTGCCGAAGCGTTACCGGCCGCGACACCGGCGACCGAGCGCACGGGGGCCGTAACGGCAATCGAGCCCGCCGAGCGCCAGCACAACGACATCACCGACATCGCCATGTACCTGTACGGCGACCAGCTCGAAGACGAGGAAACCGAGGACTTGAAGAGGGCGGCCGCCGAGTGAGCTGCAACTCACGCGACGGCCTTGTTTGAAGCACAGGGCAGAACCTGCAACGAGGAGTGTATCGCATGAAACGTGAATTCGTCCGCACCGAGAACGCCAAGCGCTTTCGCGCCGGCATCGCCATGCTGGAGGCGCGCGGCGCGCTGGAGGCCGGCTGGATGCTGGTCATCGGCCGGCCCGGCGAAGGCAAGACCACCACGCTGCACAACTGGGCGGCCGAGGTGGGCGCGGTGATGCTCACCGCCCAGGAGGGCTGGACGCCCACGCGCATGCTCGTCGAATTGGCCGAGAAGCTCGGCATCGAGTCGGTGCGTGGGTACGAGCGCAAGATCGAGGAGACCATCGCCGGCGAGGAAATCCCCATCGTCTTGGATGAGTCCGCCTTCGCGCTGGGCAACAACGCCGCGTGCCTCGAGCGCCTGCGCGGCATCACCGACAAGAGCTGCACCTTGATGGTGATGGCCGCCATGGAGCAGGATCGGCCCAAGTTCGCCCGGCGCATGCAGATCGCCTCGCGCATCTCCTACGTGTGCGACTTCCACAAGAGCACGCTCGACGACGTCGGCGCCGCCTGCCGGCAGCTGGGTGAGGTGGAGATCTCCCCGGATCTGGTCGAGCGCATCCACCGCGATACCGACGCGCGCATGCGCCTGGTGATGACCGCCATCAACCGCGTCGAGGCGGTGGCGCGGCGCAACGGCAAGAAGGTCGTGGAAGCGGCCGACGTGAAGGGCCTGGCGCTGTGCGAGGACTTCAACCGGGCAGTGGTGCGCGGTGGCGTGCGGAGGGCCGCATGACGTTCAACCGCCTCTCTCAGCCCATGCTGGAGCTGATCGCCAGCCGGCCGGACGGCATCACCACGGCCGAGGTGGTCGAGCAGCTCGGCCGCGGCAGCAACCTGGTCACCACCACCGCCGTGCGCCTCAAGCGCAAGCGCCTGATCGAGGTGCCGAGTACCGGCCTGTATCGAGTCACGCCAGCCGGGCGCGATTGGCTGGCCAACGGCCGCGTCATTGCCAGCGGCCAGGGCCGGCGTCGGCACGAACGCACCTACGGCCTGCGCCAGCGTGCCTGGTGGCTGATGCGCGAGATCCGCAAGTTCACCGTCGCGGATCTGCTCACCACGCTGGCCGACGGCTCCGAACGCGACCCCGCCGACAACCTGCGCCGCTGGCTGGTGCAACTCGAGCGCGTCGGTGTGGTGCAGCGCATGCGCCGGCGCGTACCGGGCACGGCCATGACTTCGAACGGCCACATCCTGTGGTGGCTCAAGCGTGACCTTGGCCGCGCCGCGCCGGTCTGGCGCCAGCGCCATGGCGTGGTCTTCGACCCCAACACCGGAAACATCCTTCGGCCAGAGGCGGCGGAGGTGAGCGATGCATGACGCCACCGACTGGCTCGAGCACCTGCGCCGCGCGATCGCCGCCGACCCGCGCGGCGTCACCGGTGTGGCCGAGCGCCTCGGCTACAGCCGCCCGGCGATCAGCCGCGTGCTCTCGGGTACCTACGGCGACACCCGCAAGATCGCCGCCGCCGTGATGGGTGAGCTGGTGAGCATCGATTGCCCGTACCTCGGCACCGCCATCACGGCCGCGCAGTGCCGCGGCTACGCCTTGCGCAGCTACCCCGCCATCACCGCGCTTGAGGTGCCGCATTGGCGCGCCTGCCGGCGCTGCCCGCACAACAGGAGGAAGCGCTCATGAACACCACCGAATTCTGCGAACGCCGCGTTTTGCCGTTGGTGATGGCCTTCGCCTGCGGCGTGCTGGCGATGAAGTTCTCGGTCGAGCACCGCGAGCATCGCGCCGACGCGCTGGCCGCCGGCGCCATGGACCTAGCCGACCGCGCCGTCGACGTCGTCCACATCTACCGCGAGGCCTGCGGCGAGGTGTGGGAGGCCGGCCGACCGCTGATCGCCACGCTGAACGAGGAGCGCGAGCGATGAACGCGCCCGCGGTGGTTTCGGCCGATCTGCCCGACCGCATCCTCGCCGCCATCGGCCGCGCCAGCAGCCAGCACCCAGTGCGCGCGGACGAGGTACGCGCAAAGCTCGACGTGGGCGCGGCCGAGTTCGAGCCCGCCCTCGAGGCGCTCGCGGCCGAGTGCCGCATCAACACCGCGCAGATCCAGCGCCGTGGCGATGCCGCCCCGTGGCTGGCCATCTGGCCCACCGGCGTGCAACTGCCCAGCGCCGGCTGGACGGGCAAGAGCCACCGCGCGCTGTTCGTGCGCCAAGCGCCCATCGTGCCGGCGCTGCGCGCGGCCAGCGCACCGCGCACGCGCGCGACCGCGCCCACCCCGAAACAGGAGGAACCCGCAATGCACAAGCACAAACGTGGCGAAATGTCCGCGCGAGCGCTCGCCGTGCTTCGCGCCGCCGGCGAGCCGCTCACCGTGGCCGAAGTCGCCGAGCGAATCGACAGCAGCGTGGAGAACACACGCCAGCTCATCTATCGCCTGGTCGACAAGGGCCAGGTCGAGAAAGTCGGCGAGCGCCAGGGCCTCGGCGGCAGCGCGCATTGTTTCCGCGCCACCGAAGCGCTGCCGGAAGAGACGCCAGCACCACCACCGCAAGTCGTCCAACCCGCTGCCGAAACCGCGCCAGACAAGGCACCGGCAACCGAGGCCACTGAACGAGTCACTTCGCGCCTGCAGTTTTCCCTGTGGGACGACGGCCGGCTGTGCATTCACGACGCCGACCAGATCATCCAGATCTTCCCCGACGACACCGCTCGCCTGGCGCGCTTGCTGGGCGTGCCGGCGCACACCGATTACCCCCTCAAAGGAGCCTGAACGATGCCACGCAAACGCATCTCCAGCGAACCCGCGCTGCAAACCTGGGACGAGGTCGACACCTGCCTGCGCAACATCGGCGAGATCGACCGCGAACTGGCCCTGCTCGAAGCCGACCAGCAGGAACGCATCGACGCCATCCGCGCGTCCACCAAGGCCGCGGCCGAACCGCTGCAGAACAAGAAGCTCGGCCTCGAGATGGCCATCAAGGAATTCGCCGAGGCCAACCGCGCCGAGTTCGTCCGCGCCAAGACTCGCGGGCTGACCTTCGGCAGCGTCGGCTTTCGCATCTCGACCAAGGTCGTCATCAAGCGCATCGCCGACACCCTGCAGGCGCTCAAGGATCTGCAGCTCACGCAATGCATCCGCGTGAAGGAGGAGTGCGACAAGGAGGCGATGAAGAACCTGCCGCTTGAGACCCTGCACGCCGTCGGCGCCACCCTCAAGAGCGAAGACGCCTTCGGCTACGAGATCAAGCGCGACGCCATCGCGGAGGTCGCGTAATGGCCACCGCCAGCATCCGGTTCACCGACACCGAGGGGGATGAGATCGGCGTGAGCGTCGACTTCCTCCCCAACGGCGCCCGGCCCGACAGCCCCGCCCACCAGGCCGCGCTCGCCTCCGTCGAGGCGCTGCGCGATTACCTGAAAGCCAACCCCGCACCGCCCGAAGCGGCCCCTGAATAACCCCGACACCCAAGGAAACCGTGGGGCACATAACGGAACCAGCGGGCACGGAGAAAGCAAAGGACCGCCAAGGCTCGCGCCAAAAAGGTCGCCGGGAACCCGCACCCCTCATTCACCAGGAGAACCGCAACATGAACAAAACCGAACTGATCGAACGTGTCGCCGCGCGCACCGCGCTGTCGAAGGCCCGGGTCGCGGAAGTGCTCGACGCCCAGCGCGATGTGCTCGTCGAAGCCCTGCACGAGGAGGGCGAAGCCGTGCTGCCGGGCCTCGGCAAGATCAAGGCCGCGCCGCGCGCCGCGCGCACCGCGCGCAACCCGCGCACCGGCGATCCGGTGCAGATCCCCGAGCGCATCGCCGCCCGCTTCAGCGCCGGCAAGGCGCTGGTCGACGCACTCAACCTCTGACCCCGAGCCGGTTGGCTCGATGGCCTGCCGTTACCGGCGGGCCATCCGGCAAGCCTGGTTACACCGTGACGAGGAGAACCACCATGGCCGCACATGCTCCCGAGTCCGTTCGCATCGCCGCGCGCCGCCGCGCCATCTTCGCCGCCTGCCGCGCCGCCGGCATCGACGACGCCATGCGGCGCGACATCGTGCGCCGTGTCGCCGACCGTACCAGCCTCACCGAGTGCAGCCTGGTCGAACTGGGCGCCGTGCTGAACTACCTCAACCAGACCCAGCAAGGCTACGCCGGACGCCGCCGCGTCACGCCCGCCAAGGATCGCGCCCCGCTGCTCGGCAAGATCGACGCGCTGTTGGCCGAACTGCACCGCGTCACCGGCGAACCCCACACCCTCAAGTACGCCGACGCCATCGCGCGTCGCAATGGCTGGGCCGAGAACATCGACTTCGCCGACGCCACCGCACTGCACAAGATCATCGGCGCGCTCAACCGCACCCTGCAATACAAGATCGCCGGCGACTGAACATGAGCAAGCCCGCACCTCTGCCCGCGCATCTGCCCGAGTCCGTTATCGAACTGGTGGAAGTCGTCGGCATGAGCGCCGCGCTGGCCATCGTCGAGGCGCGCGGGGGCATTCGCTTCTATGTGCCGGTGCGCTTCGACCCCGACCACTGGTTGTCAAAGCTCGTCGGCTGCGAGGCCGCCCAGGCGCTCATCGACTACGCTGCCGGTGACGAGATCGAGGTGCCGCGCTGCGCGGCCGCGCTGGCCGCCGCGCGCGAGCGCCTCATCGCGGCCGAGGCCGAATCCGGCAGATCCCGTGCCGAGCTTGCTCGCGCCTATGGCTATACCGAGCGCGGCATCCGCAAGCTACTGCGCCGTGCCGAAGCCCGCGAGGAAGAGCGGCAGGCCGACCTGTTCTGATGCTCAGATCACTTCGGTAGCAATTGGCGCAAGCACTCGCCGTACTGCTGGTCCTGAAAGTCAGTGATGGCGGAACGCTGCATGTCTGGAAAGTCCGGAGGAATACGCATCTTTTGATATGCATCGATGATGATGCTTTGATAGACGGAGTTATCCGGCACGGTTTCCATCAGCTTCACCATTGGCACTCCTGCCTGACGACTTTCCATCACGGCTTCGGCGATCTCTGCCACACGCTTGCACAGTTCGAGGGCTTCCGCGCGTGTCATCGGTTCTTCGGCGTGTACCGGATTGGCCGCCAACAGCGCGGTGACCAAAGCGGGAAGGAGCAAGACTCTCATGGCATCCCCTCGGGTCGTTCGATCGTTTCGTCATGATACCCGCCACCCCACTTGCGCGAAATTCGCCGCGCACGCTACCGTATAAGGCACGGTTCCAGTAGCCCCCCGGAACCGGTTCCCCCGCCAAACACAGGCACCCCCGCCCGCACACTCGCTCCCATGCTGTTGTCACGGGAGCACGCCATGGGCGTCGTCACCGACTGGGGCAAATACCCCAACTTCTCCGAAGCCGAATTCCGCTGCCGCCACACCGGGCAGTGCGCCATGCAGGCCGAGTTCATGGACCGCTTGCAGGCCATCCGTACCGAGTACGGGCGGCCCCTGCGCATCACCAGCGGTTACCGCCACCCCAGCCACCCGGTGGAGGCGCGCAAGGGCCACGCCACCGGCGAGCACACGCTGGGCATGTGCGCCGACATCGGCGTGCAAGGCGCCGACGCCGTCGATCTGATCCGCATCGCGCTGGCCCACGGCATCACGCGCATCGGCGTGCAGCAGAAGGGGAGCGCCCGCTTCCTGCATCTGGGTATCGGCGGCCCTGGCCTGGCGGCGCCCGCCATCTGGAGCTACTGACATGCGCAAGGTACTCATTGCCGTGCTCGCCTGGGCCGCGTTGGTGGTGGTCGGCTGCACCGCCACGCAAGGCCGTGACGTGGCCCTGGCCGCCGCCCATCTGGTGGCGCTCGAGGGCGAGTTCGACCACGCTCGCGAGATCTACCGCGCCCACATCGATCAAGTGCCCGATGCGCGCCGCGCCTACGTGGAGCGTGCCTGGGCAGTGGTCGAGGTGCTCCATGCCCGCGTGCAGTCGGGCGACATTCCGTCGCTCACCGAGGCGCTGCTTCTCTACGAGATGGCGCGCCCGGCTTGGTTGCAGTTGCGCGAGGAAGCGGTGGCGCTGGTCGATGCCGGCACGCTGGCCGACCCCATCGAGCGCACCCGGTTGCTCGAGATCGACCGCCGCGCCAAACGCCTGGACGAGGTCGTGCAGCGCCTGGGCACCGCGCCGCGCTCCACCGGCACCGAAATTGTCGCACTGGTCGGCGATCTCGCCCCGCTGGTGGCCATGCTCGCCAAGGTGGTGCGATGAAGCAGACGCCCGTCGAACTGCCCGAACACTGCCCAGCCACGGAAGCATTCTCGGAGCTGGATCTGACGCCCCTGCGCCCGGGCTGGTGGCGGGTCAACAAGGAATTCCGTTACCGCGCGGCCTGCTGCTTCCTCATCCCGTTTGTGGACGTGCCCGCCGGCTTCGAGTGCGATCTCGACAGCGTGCCGCGCCTGCCTCTGGCCTACTGGCTGGCCAAGGGCCGCACGATCAAGGGCGCCGTCGCGCATGACTGGCTGTACAAGTCCGGACGTCTGAGCGAAGGCGGTGCAAAGGTCGGCCGGCGCATGGCCGACCGCATCTTCCTCGCCGCGATGCGCGACGAGGGTGTGCACTGGCGCCACCGCTGGCCCATCTGGTTGATGGTGCGCCTGTTCGGCTGGCGTGGGTGGTATCGCTACCGCCGCGCGGAGGGCCGCGCGTGACGGTGGAAGAAAAGATGTTCTGGCTGCAGGTGGTGCACATCGTCGTCACCTTCGGCATCGGGATCTACGTCTGGGCCACCGGCCGGCACCGCGTCACCAACGAACGAATCAGCGACCTCGAGGAAGCTGTGGATCACAGGCTCGACACCCATTCCGAGCGCCTGGTGCGGCTGGAGACCCAGATCAAGGCCGCGCCCACGCACCACGACCTGGGCGCACTCTACGCCAAGCAGAACGAAACCAGCCGGGCCGTCAGCCAGCTGGTGGGCGAGGTCAAGGGCATGGGTGAGACGCTGCGCCTGATCCTCAACCGCATCGCAGAGAAGGGCATGAAATGAGCACCACCGCCGAACGTGAAGCCACCCGCATCCGCCGCCGCGCGATCCTGTCCGTGCTGCTGTTCGCCGACGTGCAGACCATGCCGGTGCGCCGCCTGCGCGACGAGCTCGAGGCCTTGTACGGCCAGGTGGTCACCGTCGACCGTGTGCGCGCGGACGTCCTGTGGCTGGCTGATGTCGGTCTGGTGCGCGCCGGAGCGGACGTCGCCGCCCTCACCGAGGACGGCCGCGACGTGGTGCTCGAGCGCAAGCCGATGCCGGGCGAGGCCTGAACATGGCCCATGACGCCGACACCCGTCGCAAGGTGCGCGCAGGCTTCGTGTTCGACCAGCTGGGGCTCGAAGTAGCCGCCCTCAAGCACGGCGTGCCGGTGGCCACCGCCCGCCGCTGGAAGGCCGAGGCCCGGCGTGCCGGTGACGACTGGGACAAGGCGCGCGGCGCGCAGATGATCGCCGGCGGGGGCATCGAGGACGTGGTGCGCCAGACGCTGGCGGTGGTAGTTCAGCAGGTGCAGGCCACCGTCGAAGCCATCCAGGCCGCGCCCGACATGGACCCCGCCGTGAAGGTGCAGATGCTCGCCAGCCTGGCCGACGCGTACCACAAGCTCATGGCCGTCTCTAAGCGGCTGATGCCTGAGACCGACAAGTTCGCCATCGCGATGGACGTGGTACGCCGCTTGGGCGAGTTCACCGCCAAGCGCAAGCCCGCGCTGGCCGCCGATTTCGTGGAACTGCTGGAGGCGTTCGGCGAAGAGCTGGCGAAGGCGTATGGGTGACTACTCCCGCTTCCCTTTGCGGATAATCAACGCGCGTGCCACGCCCATCAAGGGGAGGCCCAGTAGAGCGAGCGGGACCATTACCGCGCCGGTAGCAAGAGCCAGCCAAACCGCTCCAACGACTGCAGCGAGGGAAAGGCCAGCCCCCAACCACTGGCCTCGCGTATCGATGATTCGTTCGACGCGGGCCGTCTGGATATTCTCTGTTAAGGCTTCACTTTCGCATCTCAACCTGTGCGCCTGCTCATCCTCCGCCATCTTGAGAATGCGCTCGGCGGCGCCCGGAGCAATTGCATCGAATCGCTCAAGACACTCTGGCGGCGGCAAAGGGCCTGACCAAGTCGCCTTGGTCACGGTGGTGGTTGTCCGGTCGGCCGGAGGGTTAGGTTCTGTTCACATATAGCGATATGAAATCACCGCACACACAACGCGCACGAATGCCAGATAGCTGCGGGCGAGTTTGTCGTAACGCGTGGCGATCCGTCGAAAATGCTTGATGCGATTGAAGAAGCGCTCGATCAGGTTGCGTTCGCGGTAGGCGCTGCGGTCGTACTGCCTGGGTTCGATGCGGTTGGAGCGCGGCGGAATGACCGCTTGCGCACCGGACGCTTCGACGCTCGTTACCAACGCGTTGGCATCGTAGCCTTTGTCGGCCACAAGGCTGGCGCAGGGCAACTCGGCAATGAGCTCGTTCGCACACTCGATGTCGGCAACCTGTCCGGCGGTCAGAATCATGCGCAGCGGTTTGCCCAAAGCATCGACCGCGAAATGCAGTTTGGTCGTCAGCCCCCCACGCGAGCGACCCAGCGCCTGCGGCCCTACTTTTTTTGGGCGCCACAGGCGTGCTGGTGGGCACGCACGATGGTCGAGTCGATGAACACCCGCGCCAGATCGCGCTCACCGGCCAACGCAAAGGCGATTCGGTCCCAGACGCCAGCATCGCGCCAACGCGCAAAGCGTACGTACGTCGAGTGCCAGTTACCAAACTCGGGCGGAAGGTCGCGCCAAGGGCTGCCCGTGCGCGCCAACCACAGCACAGCCTCGACGAACAACCGATTGTCCTTGGCCGTACGCCCACGATCGCTTGGCTTGCCGGGCAACAGATCTTCGATCGACGCCCACTGTTCATCCGACAGCACCATCCGAGCCATCCTGATCTCCGCTCAAAGATCAGAATGTGAACATAAAACTTCAAATGTGAACAGAGCCTAGGACTGGGTTGTCGCGCGGAATGTTTCTTCACGCTTCACCGCAGTCTGAAAATCGCCACCTATGCGCAGCCAATCGCTACGCATGGCTTCCATTTCGTTGGCGTGCGGGTAGCCAGTAACACGGCGACCACGATGTTCGGATTCGAACATGAAGGCAGGCGCGCCCATGCCCCGGAGGACGGCGCGAAGAAAGCGAAAGCGCTTATAGATTCGGCGTTTCATGGACTCATAGTAACGCCTTCCACGGCATTACCTCAAGGTAAAGAACGAAGGGTGTGTGGATGACTACCAACACTCGAAAATCGTTCCTCGCCGAACTCGCCCAACTCGCCGCCTCCTTCCGCGCGCGCATCGAGGCCGAGGTCACCGGCTTCGACCCGGACCCGGCCGCGCGTGCCGAGCGCAGGCAGAGCGCCTGGAACGACTTCGACACCTTCGTCGGCACCTACTTCCCGCACTACGTGCGCAGTCCGCACAAGAGCGTGCTGCACCGGTACCTGTTCACGCGCCTGCCCGAAATCGTGGCGTCCGACCGCAGCGAGACCGACGCCATCGCGGCCCCACGCGGCGAGGCCAAGTCCACGCTGGTCTCGCAGCTCTTCGTGCTGTGGTGCATCGTCACCGGCCGCAAGCGATACCCGGTGGTGGTCATGGACAGCATCGACCAGGCCTACCCGATGCTCGAGGCGATCAAGGCGGAGCTGGCCTTCAACCCGCGCCTGATGATGGACTTCCCCGAGGCCTGCGGGCAGGGGCGCGTGTGGCAGGCCGGTACCATCGTCACCGCCAACGACGTCAAGGTGCAGGTGGCCGGCTCCGGCAAGAAGCTGCGCGGCCTGCGCCACGGCCCCTACCGGCCCGATCTGGCCGTGCTCGACGACATCGAGAACGACGAGCAGGTGCGCAACCCCGAGCAGCGCGACAAGCTGCAGGCGTGGCTGTCGAAGACGGTGCTGCCGCTGGGCGGCGCCGGTGCCAAGTTCGACGTGGTCTATATCGGCACCATCCTGCACTACGACTCGGTGCTCTCGCGCACGCTGGCCAACCGGATGTGGCGCACGGCACGCTTCAAGGCGCTGATCCGCTGGCCCGAGCGCATGGACCTGTGGGAGCGCTGGGAGGAAACCCTGCGCAACGAGGGCGAAGACGCGGCCGATGCCTTCTACTGGGCGCACGCGGCCGGGATGGAAGCCGGTGCCGAGGTGAGCTGGGCCGCGCGCCCGCTGCTCACGCTGATGAAGATCCGCGCCCGCGACGGGCACGACACCTTCGACAGCGAGTACCAGAACGACCCCGTGGCCGGCGACAACGCCCCGTTCGCCAACATCATCCAGTTCTGGGTCAACCGCCTGACCGAGTGGGTGTTCTTCGGCGCGTGCGACCCCAGCCTGGGCAAGGCCGGCGCCAGCCGTGACCCTTCCGCGTTACTGGTGGGCGGATTCAACCGGCAAACCGGCATCCTCGACGTCGTCGAGGCCGCCATCAAGAAGCGCCTTCCGGATCGCATCATCGAAGACGTGATCGCCTACCAAGCCGAATACCGCTGCCTGCTTTGGGTCATCGAGACGGTGCAGTTCCAGGCCTTCCTCTACAGCGAGCTGGTCAAGCGCGCGGCCGCGCGCGGCATTCCCGTGCCGGCACGCGGCGTCACGCCCATCACCGACAAGCTGCTGCGCATCGAGAGCCTGCAGCCGCACGTCAAGAACGGCCTGATCCGACTCCACCCCGGCCAGACCACGCTGATCGACCAGCTGCGCCACTTTCCCAAGGCCGACCACGACGACGGCCCGGATGCCCTGCAGATGCTGTGGATGGCCTCTACGTCCATGGGCAACACCACCGAGGGTTTCCAGAGCCTTCGGCGGCATGCGGGGCGCTCGGACGCCTTCGACGACATGGACGGGTTCGAGTCACGGAGGATGTTCTGATGTGCCAGCGAATTGAGAACCCCGGAGCTCGGGCGAACCCGAGCCCCGGGACTCATCATGGAACGAGAAGGATGACGAACCAGAACGACACTGTCCGCAAAACACGATACAGCGCGTTCAAATCCAACTCGACCTGTAACGTCAGCTTGAACATTGGCATGAGCCTTATTCAATGCTGGCGCCGGCGCCAACGTTTGAAGTTGGCTATTTGTATAGCGCCTTGCGGGCGCTTGTCCGGGGTTTACCGCGAATCGCCTCGAACGCCGGCAGCACTGACCTCCGGCCGCTCACGCGGGGTAGGGAGCGTTACCACCTTAAGCGCATTGACTGTGCGCCACCGGGGTAGTCAACCCCGTACACGCAATCGGGTTGTGCGCACTGCGCGCCCTACACGTGTGAATACAGCGTAGCCGAAATCCTGCGATTTCAAAACGGTTCTTCAGCCATCTCAGTCATCCGGCCATCACGTCATGAAAATCCTCGACCAACACGGCAATCCCTTCGACACCGGCCAACTCGCCGAGCCGCAGACCACGCGCATCGCACAGCTCGCGCACCAGCTCATCGACAGCCAACTCGACGGCATCTCGCCGGCCAAGGCCGCGCGCATCCTCAAGGATGCCGACCTGGGCGACCTGACCGCGCAAAGCCAGCTCTTCGACGACATGCTCGACCGCGACGCGCATCTGCGCAGCGAGTACGAGAAGCGCCAGGGCGCGCCGGTGGCGCTGGACTGGAGCATCGAGCCGCCGGCCAACGCGTCGGCCGCCGAGAAGGCCGCCGCGGCCTACGCCGGGGAGATGCTGCGCGATGCGGTCGACGACCTCGAGGACGTGCTGCTGGCGATGATGGAAGCGCCCGGCCACGGCTTCGCGCCCATCGAACTCGAATGGCAGCGTATCGGCCGCGACTGGATCCCCAAGTTCCATCCGCGCCCGCAGACGTGGTTTCGCACCGACACTCACCGGCGCGCGCTGCGCCTGGCCGACGGCAGCCCGGACGGCGCCGAGCCCATTCCCATGGGCTGGATCCTTCACCAGCACAAGAAGGTCAAGACCGGCTATCTCGGCCGCGCCGGCATCTTCCGCGCCTGCCTGTGGCCCTTCCTGTACAAGGCCTACGCGGTGGGCGACTTCGCCGAGTTCCTGGAGACCTACGGCCTGCCCATCATCGTCGGCAAATACATGGCCGGCGCCACGGCCGAGGAGAAGTCCAGCCTGATGCGCGCGGTGGCCGCGCTGGGGCACGATGCGCGCGCCATCATGCCCGAGGGCATGGCGCTGGAGATCCAGACCGTCACCGGCGGCACCGGGGGCAGCCATCACATGGCGATGGTCGAATGGGCCGACCGCGCCCAGAGCAAGGTCGTGCTGGGCCAGACCACCAGCAGCGAGGCGCAGGCCACCGGCCTGGGCAGCGGCGTGGCCGATCTGCACGGCGAGGTGCGCCGCGACATCCTCAAGAGCGACGCGCGCCAGCTCGCCGACACCCTCACGCGCGACCTGATCTATCCGCTGGTGGCGCTCAACCGGCCGGGCGTGGAGAGCTACCGGCGCTGCCCGCGCTGGGTCTTCGACGCCGGTGAGGCCGAGGATCTGGCCGCCTACGCCGAGGCCCTGCCCAAGCTGGTGGGCGTGGGCTTCAAGATCCCCCGCGCGTGGGGCCACGCCAAGCTGCGCATTCCCGAGCCGGACGCCAACGAGGATGTGCTCGAGGTGCCGGCCATGCCGCCCATGGGCGCGCTGCGCCGCCCGGCGATGGCCGCTGCGCGTCGCCCGGCGGCCGAGGGCTTCGCCGACCAGGACATGCTCGATGCCGCGCTCGAGGCGATCGGCGCCGACACGCTCGACGCGCAGATGCGCGAGCTGCTCGCGCCGGTGCTTGAACGCCTGGACGAAGATCCGGACCCGAACGAGTTGCTCGGCTGGCTGGCCGAAGCCTTCCCCGAGGCCGACGGCGGTGCGCTCGAGGAAAAGCTCGGCCGCCTGCTGTGGGCCGCGCAGATGTGGGGGCGCCTGAATGGCCGGGCCTGACCGCGAGACGCTGGCCGCGCTGTTCGACCGCGAGCCGGCTGAGGCCGTCGCCTGGCTCGAATCCAAGGGGCTGCGCGTCACCTGGAACTGGGCCGAGATGCTCGACGAAGCCCACGCGCGCGCCTTCACTGTTGCCAAAGCCACGCGTATCGATGTGCTGTCCGACATCCGCCGCGCGGTCATCGACGCCACGCGCGAGGGCAAGACGCTGCGCCAGTTCCGCGACGAGCTCGAACCAGTGCTTCAGGAAAAGGGCTGGTGGGGCAAACAGGTGGTGGTCGATTCGTCCGGCGGTGCCGAGATGGTGCAGCTGGGTAGCCCGCGCCGGCTCAAGACCATCTATCAGACCAACGTGCAAAGCGTCTACATGGCCGGGCGCGCCCAGGCGCAGCAGGCGGCCGACGCCTTCCCCTACCTGCAGTACGTGGCGGTGATGGACAGCCGCACGCGCCCCACGCACGCCGCGCTCGACGGGCAGGTCTTCGCCAAGGATGACCCGATCTGGGACACCCACACCCCGCCCAACGGCTTCAACTGCCGTTGCCGCACGCGTCCGCTCACCGCCAGCCAGGTGGAGCGTGAAGGGCTGGATGTGCGCTCTAGCCGGGGACAGACCGTGACCCGCACGGTCGACGCCGGCACCGACCGGCGCAGCGGCGAACTGTTCCGTACCCAACAGACCGGCATCCGCGTGACCGGCTCCGACGGCAAGCCCACCGTGATGTGGGCCGACCCCGGCTTCAACAGTAACCCGCTCGCCGGCCACTGGATGGACAACGTGCTGGCGCAGAAGGCCGTCGACGCGCTGGGCGGCGAAGCCGGCTTCGCCAGCGTGGCGCGCGCCGTCACGTCGCCCACGCGCATGAAGGCGTGGTCGAGCTTCGTCGACAACACCTTCGAGTTCGACCGTATCCAGGGCCAGACCATGACCCTCGGCATCCTGCCGCTCGAGGTCGTGCGCCGTCTGTCGCAGGAAGGGAAGTCCGTCGCCCCGGTCATCCATGCGGAGGACCGGCTGATCATCGGCAAGAAGGCTCGACGCCACCAGGAGAAGGGCGACGCGCTCACGCGCGAGGAGTGGGCCGCGCTGCCCGCAGCGATGGGCGAGGCGCAGTGGTTCAGCGACAGCGAGACGGGAAACGTCATCGGACAATTGCCCGACGGCAAGCACGTGATGGTGGGGCCGGATGGCGCGGTCGATTCGGCCTACCGGGACGCCGACGCGGATCGGAAAATCAAAAGCGGCCGATGGCGGCCGCTTTGATCGAGGACGGTGCACGGGTTCGAACCGGCCATCTAAGCCTCCCCCAGGGAGGATCACCGCCCTCATATCGAGAATAGCATATGCTCCGGATCGAGATCGACGACACCGAAGTACTCGCCGCGCTGCAGGCGCTGCGCGGCCGCGCGCGTGACATGCGCCCGGCCATGGCCAACATCGCCGCTGCCTTGGCCTCGGAATCCGAACGCCAGTTCCAGACCGAATCCGGCCCGGCCGGTGCCTGGCCCGAACTGTCGCAGACCACCAAAGAACTGCGCGAGCGCAGCGGTACCACCGGCCGCAAGCTCCAGGTCAGCGGCCAGCTCGCCGCGTCCGTGCAAACGGGCTTTGCCGAGGCCGAGGCGTGGATCGGCAGCAACAAGCCCCACGCCGCCATGCAGCACTTAGGCGGCACCACCAGCGCGCTGAGCATGATCCCCGGCGCCCAGATCCCCGCACGCCCCTTCCTGCCTTTCCACCCCGAGACCAACCAGCTCGCCCCCGAGGCCACCCGCACCGTACTCGACGTGCTCGAGGTGTATCTGGAAGACGGGCGATAGCGGCCGACGCGTTACAGGCCCGTGGCGGGGCGATCGGGGGGCGCCGCGGCCCGTGGCGCAGCATCAAAGGTGATCGCGGCGTGTGCGGGCGAGTAACGGGGCGGTAACGCGGTTCAGATTCTTGACGGCTGTCAAGGATCGGGGCTATCACGACGCAAATTCGGTGCACACGGGTCTAGACTGGCAGCGTAAGCACCGTGGACTGGTAATTTTTACAGTAGGTGGAAAAATGGCTACGGAAAGCAAGATCGAGTGGACCGAGCAGACGTGGAATCCCGTCACGGGCTGCACAAAGATCAGCCCCGGCTGCAAGCACTGCTACGCGGAGGTCATGGCGCGCCGACTTCGTGCGATGGGCGCGCACGGCTATCAGAACGGTTTCGAGTTGACGCTCCACCCACAGCGTCTGGAACAGCCCAAGCGCCGCCGCAAGCCGACGGTCTACTTCGTCAATTCGATGAGCGATCTGTTCCATGAGCAGGTGCCGGACGCGTTCATCGACCAGGTCTTCGAAGTCATCCGCGAGACGCCGCAACACACCTACCAGATCCTGACCAAGCGCGCCGAGCGCCTGCCGGCGTACTTCGGCGATGAGCCTGTGCCGGCCAATGTCTGGCTGGGCGTGTCGGTCGAGGACCGCAAGTACGGTGTGCCTCGCATCGACGAGCTGCGTCGGGTGAATGCGCGCATCCGGTTTCTGTCGGTCGAACCCCTGCTTGAGGATGTGGGCGAACTCAATCTCAGCGGCATCCACTGGGTGATCGTCGGCGGCGAGTCGGGGAGCCAGGCCCGCCCGATGGAAGCGGAATGGGTCACCGCCGTTCGCCGGCAATGCCTGGACGCCGGCGTGTCGTTCTTCTTCAAGCAGTGGGGCGGCTGGGGCGCGGACGGTGTGAAGCGCAACAAGAAAGCCAACGGTCGTGTGCTCGATGGCCGGACCTGGGACGCCTACCCGATCACGACCATCACCGCAGTGACGGGGTGACGAGCCGGGTTGCCAACGCATGCGCCCTGTAACTCGGGTTGGCCATTGCGAAATAGAGCGCGTACAGCGGCGCGCCCTGCACCCCGGACGGCATCGTCTGATGAAGGATTTTCGGAGGCATCACCTTTGGGAATATCGACCGAAGGTGCTCGGTCACCCAGTCGGTCATCTGCTGTACGTCAAAGTCCCGCACTTCATCCGGCTTGCTGAAGAGCCCCATCTGAGGCGGTTCCTTGTAGAAATCGACTCTCCAGCGGTCGGTCCCAAGCATTCGCGTCAGGCGGGCGGCCTTGCCCGCGTCGACGTCGGTCGAGTTGTGAGCAGCCTGTCGGTAGAGTCCCGACAACGGGAAGAGATACCAGACATCCGCGAACCCCGATTTCGCCACGGCTTTGAGTGTGGCCCAGTCCAGTTCCATCCCGAACGGGTCGAGGAAGATCACGGTCCGATCACTGGCGGGGTTGAGGCGCGCAAGAACTCGCGGCAGTTCGACGTTCGCGTCTCCACAGATCACATCGATCTCCCGCTCGGGCGTGCTCGCGCGTAGACGGTTCAGATCGTCCACAAATCCCGAGTGCTTCTCGATGAATACCAGCCGGTCAAATGGCGGATCGCATCGATGACCCAAGGTCGCGGACCCGGGAATCGTGATCTTTTCCCCACCTCGTATCTTGATTCGACACTCTCCGGTTCCGGCGAACGCGTCAATGTAGGTGAGACGAAACGGTTGAGCCTTCAGCGCCGTCGTGTAGGCCGGCAAGTAGTCGCCCAGCGCTCTCAATTTGGCGGTGGTGTGCTCGGCTCCAAAGTCGTTATCCACGCTCGATTTCCTCGCCCGAGATATGACATGAGCAGGAATGTAGCAGAACGCGGCGCCTCGACGAGGTACAAAAAGATTACGTCGCGCCGTCATTGATGTTGGCAAACACCCTCATCAAGTCAGCCGCTCGAGCATCAACGGCTTGAACAGCATCCCTTATCGCGCCAATGCGAGGCTCAGCTTCGCTGATCGTTGTGGCCGCGTAGGCCTCGTATCCGACGCTTCCAGGAATCACGGAAGGTTGACCGGCTCGAATGTCGTGAGCCCACTTCCAATAAGCCTCCGTCACTTCGAGGACCTGCTGCACTTGTGTTCGAAGCTCAGGAAAATATAAGCAGCAGAGCATTGAGATATCCCACGTCTGTGGCATTCCAGAAGGAATTTTCTCGGCATAAAGGACTCCACGCACATACTCATGCCAGTCATTGCGCGCACGATGAACTGCGCACAACAAGTCCTCCAATTTCTGTCTGCGCAAGGTTTTCCACTCTCTCGTGTGCCAGTCAGCATGGGAAATGGCCGCTCGCACTTCCTCCGTCGCCTGGGTAGTCTCCGTGAGTTGCCTGAGAACTTCCTCCATGTCGGCCTTCGTAGCGAAGGTTTCCCCGCGTTTCCGGAAGTAGGCCCCTAGGAATGCCGAGCCCACCATGCAGAGCACCAAGATGACGTAGTACGCCCATCCGCCCACGGGTGGCATCTGGCGGACGACCTCTTGTGCGATTTCGCGGATCAAATCTTCGGACATGACTCCCCCGCTGAGCATATGAGATGACACATGGTACGACGGCAATGGCACTAGCTTGCCGCGCCATCCCGGCTTTGGTACGTTGTAGCTATCCGCGGATAGCACCCCCCGGAACCCGTTCCCCCTGAGTTTACCGCTTCCCGCCGCCACCATTGGCGGCATGTACGGACATCCCGCCGCTTCCCGCCCTGACATCCGCACCGCCGCCGCCCGTTCGGGCGAGGGCGCGCCGGCCATCGCCGTGTGTGCGCTCGAAGTGCGTCCCGGCCAGAGCCGGGTGCGTGTATTCCCGGCCGGGCGCTTCGATGCGCCGCGCGGTGCGCTCTCCGGCAGCGGGCCGTGGTTCATCGACGCGGCCCTGGCCGCGCAGGTGATCGCCCGCGTCGCGGCGCGCTCCACCGACATCCCCGTCGACTACGAACACCAGATCCTGCTCGCCGAGCAAAACGGCCAGCCCGCGCCCGCGGCCGGCTGGATCGAGCGCGCCTCGCTCGAGTGGGTCGCCGACGGCGACGAGCCCGGCCTGTACGCCACGGTGCGCTGGACGCCCCGCGCGGCCGGGTGGATCGAGGACGGCTCCTACCGCTACCTCTCGCCCGTCTTCCCCTACGCCCGCGACAGCGGTGCGGTGCTCGGCCTCTACCACGTAGCCCTGACCAACACCCCGGCGATCGACACCGAACTGGTGACGGCTGCCGCTGCGCGTCGCGCGCCCGATTTTCACGCCAACGGGGGGCACGCCCCCGCAATTCCACAGGAGACCCCCGCAGTGAACGAGACGCTGAAGAAGCTGCTCGCCGCCCTGGGCCTGCCCGAGACGACCACCGAGAGCGACGCGATCGCCGGTGTGGCCGCGCTCAAGGCCAAGGCGGATGAAGCGCAAGAAGAGATCGCGGCGCTCAAGGCCGCGAGCCCCGAGCCCGACCCGGCCAAGTACGTGCCGGTGGAAACCATGACCGCGCTCAAGAACGAGGTCGCCGCGCTCACCGCCCGCATCAACGGCAGCGAGGTGGCGCAGCTCGTCGAGGGCGCGCTCGACGACGGCCGCCTGCTGCTCGCGCAGAAGGAGTGGGCCGAGGGCCTGGGCAAGAAGGACATTGCCGCGCTGCGCCAGTACCTCGACACGGCCCAGCCGATCGCCGCACTCAAGGGCGGCCAGACCGGCGGCCGTGCGCCGGCCGGTGCCGGCGCCGAATCGCAAACCACCGAAGCGGATCTCGCCGTGTGCAAGGCCCTGGGCCTGACGCCGGAGGAGTTCGCCAAGGGCAAGCAGGAGGGCCGCTGACATGCCCGCACTGACCGCTCCCCGCAATACCGCCCAGCGCGTGGGTGACGTGCTCGGCTTTCCGGTGAAGGCCGCCACCACCGTGTACCAGGGCAGCCTGGTGGTGCTCGACGCCGGCTATGCCGCGCCGGGCCGCACCGCCACCGGCCTGGTGGCCATCGGCCGCGCAGAGAACGGCGCCACCGCCGTCTCGGCCGGCGACGCCGCCGTCGAGGTGCGCCGCGGCGTCTTCAAGTTCGCCAACTCCGCCGACGCCGACGAGATCGCCCAGGCCGACGTGGGCGCCGACTGCTACATCGTCGACGACCAGACCGTGGCCAAGACCGACGGCACGGGCACGCGCTCGCGCGCCGGCAAGGTCGCGGCTGTCGAGACCGACGGCGTCTGGGTGCAGGTCGGCCTCGGCCAGTAACGCAACACCAACCGGAGCAAAGCAATGCTGATCAACAATCAGACCCTCACCTCCCTGGCGCAGGGCTTCAACGCCGCCTTCCTGCGCGGCTTCGGTTCGGTTTCGCCGAGCTGGAACCAGATCGCGATGCTGATCCCCAGCACGTCGGACGCCGAGAACTACGGCTGGATGAAAGACCTGCCCGGCATGCGCGAGTGGGTCGGCCAGCGCGTCTACAACAACCTCGAGGCCGCCACGGCGCAGCTGCGCAACAAGCCGTGGGAGCACACCATCGCCGTCAAGCGCGATCACATCGAGGACGACAAGCTCGGCATCTACTCGAACCTGTTCGCGATCCAGGGCGAGATCGTCGCCCGTCATCCGGATGACCTGGTGTGGGGCCTGTTGCCCACCGGCTTCAGTACGCGCGGCTTCGACGGGCAGTACTTCTTCGACACCGACCACGTCGGCTTCAACCGCGCCAAGCAGGAAGTGAGCTGGAGCAACACCCAGGGGGGCGCTGCCGCGCCGTGGTTCGTGGCCGATCTGTCGCGCAGCTTCATGAAGCCGCTGATCTTCCAGGAGCGCAAGAAGGCGCAGTTCGTGCCGCGCACCAACCCGGCCGATCCGCACGTGTTCGACCACGCCGAGTTCGTTTTCGGTGCGGACGCGCGCTACAACGCCGGCTTCGGCTTCCACCAGCTCGCCGTCGGCAGCAAGCAGGGCCTGGATGCGACCAACTACGAAGCCGCGCGCGTGTCGCTGGCCAGCCAGTTCCGCACCGACGGCTCGCCGCTGGGTGTGAAGGCCACCCACCTGATCGTGGGCCCCAGCAACGAGGCGGCCGCGCTGGAGTTGCTCAACGCCGAGCGCAACGCCGCCGGCGCCACCAACGTGTGGCGCGGCACCGCGCAGCTCATCGTCAGCCCCTGGCTGGAGTAAGCCGTCATGACGCAAGCCAAGACCAAGAGCCGGGCGGCGTCGAAGGGCGCCGCCACCCAGCCGGCCACCGCGCCGCAGCACACCGCCGAGGGCGTCGAGCCCGTGACCACCGAGGCCTCTGGGGTTTCCCCGGAGGCCGGGGGCAGCGAAGCGGCCGCCGAGGATCTGGCGCGCAAGGCCGAGGCCGTGGCCAAGCCTGGCGACGATGTGAACGACATCGTCGCAGCGCAGCGCGGCGCGCCCAAGGCCGGCAAGGCGGCGCACCTGCAGGTGCGTGCGCTGGTCGAGGGCGGCTTTCGCCGTGCTGGCCGGCACTGGCCGCATGAGCCGGTGACGGTGCCGGCCGGCGGCTTCACGCCCGAGCAGATCGAGGCACTGGAAGCCGAGCCGTTACTGGAGGTCGTGCGCGTCACCGGCGAGGACGGCGCGTAACGCCATGGCCTATTGCACCCAGCAGGACCTGGTCGAGCGCTTCGGTGCGGACGAGCTCGCTGCCGTGGCCCCCGCGGCCGAGGGCGAAGGGCTCGACGCCGAGCGCATCGATCGCGCCTGCGAGGACGCCGCCGGCGAGATCGACGGCTACCTAGATGGCGCGGGCTACGCCGTGCCGCTGGCCAACCCGCCGCGGGTGGTCACCGGCTTCGCCGCCGACATCGCGCGCTACCGGTTGCACGACGACCACGCCAGCGAGACCGTCGCGCGCCGCTACGAGGAGGCCGTGCGCTTCCTGCGCTCGGTGGCCGCCGGCCAGGTGCGCCTGGGCGCGCACATGCCCGGCAATGCCACCGGCTCGGCCGAGGTGGTGCAGGCCGGCCGCAAGGTCTTTGGCGGAGGGCTGCGCTGATGGCCGACACCGGCAGCCCGCTGGATCTGGCCCTGTGGGCTGCGCGGCTGGAATCAGCGGTGACCGGCCTCAAGAGCGTCGGCCTGGCCGGAGACCTGGCCCGGCTGCAGAACGCCCAGGGCGCGCTGCCCGGCGCGTGGGTGCTGCCGGCCGACGAGACCAGCGCCGCGCCGATGGACGAGCCCTCGCTCTACCAGCGCGTGACGGTGCGCGTGTCCATCGTCACGGCGCTGCGCAGCTACGGCGACGCCACTGCTGGGCGTGCCACCGACGCGCTGCGCGAGCGGCGCAAGGCGCTCATCACGGCGCTGACGGGCTGGACGCCGGCCGACGCCGCGAGCCCGGTCAGCTTTGTCAGCGGCCGCCGGCTCGGCCCAGTCAAGGGCGCGATGTGGTGGGAAGACATTTTCGAGACCGACTACTACTTGCCCCGGAGGCAGAACGCATGAGCAAGAAGAGCCAGACCCCCATCCCGCGCCCGGCCACGGGCGGCGCGTTTCGCCGCGTGGGCGGCACGCTGCGCCCGCTCGAGGCCCCGGCCAATACCCGGCCCGCGCGCGCCTCCCGCAAGGGCACTGCGCCCGAGGTGCCGGCGCAAACCGAACCGCAGAACACCGAGGAGTAAGCCATGCCGCTCGACCTTTTCCGCCTGCGGGCGCTGCTGCTCAAGCCTGAGGCCACCGAGGGCACCGACAGCGCACCGACCCCGGCCGCCAACGCCCTGCAGATCATGAACGGCCAGGGCCAGATCGAATCCGAGCGCCTGTCGCGCGAGATCGACACGCCGTACTTCAGCTCCCGGCCCTTCGTGCGCACGCGCCAGCGCGGCAGCGTGTCGGGCTCCATCGAGCTGCTCGGCGCCGCCCAGGTGGGTGACCCCGCACCCATCGACGCGCTGCTGCGCGCGGGCGCGCACGCCTACACCCAGGTGCTCGACGTCGACGAGGTCACGCCGCTGGCGGCCGAATACAACCCGGTGTCGACCGGCATCATCAGCGCCACCGCGTGGTTCTACCACGGCGGCGAGCTGGTCAAGCTCACCGGCTGCCGCGCCGCGCTCAATCGCATCATGCTGGCCATCAACGACTTCGCCAAGGCGGAGTTCCAACTCCAGGGCAGCGTGGCCGGCGTGACCGAGTCCGCGCTGCCGGGCGATACCGACTACAGCGCCTACCAGGAGCCGGTGGCCATCACCACCGAGAGCTTCGAGGTGCAGATCGACGACACCAAGGTCGACGGCGTCTCGATCGAGCTCGACACCGGCGCGCAGCTGACCATGGTCGAGCACTCCGAGGCGCGTGTGACGCGCCTGACCGACCGCCAGGTCAGCGGCACGCTGCGCATCTACCGCCCCGAAGTCTCTTACCTGGACATCCGCGCCCTGGTCGCCGCGCATGCGCGCGTGCCGGTGTTCGCCACCGTCACCGGCCCGGCCGGGCGCAGCGTACGCCTGGACCTGCCCTCGGTGCAGATGGGCGACCCGCAGCGCACGGATATCGACGGCATCGCCGCCTGGGACATCCCCATCGTTGCCATGGCCGATGCCGGCAACGACGAATATCTCTTCACCTTCAACTGATCGAGGCCCGCATGTTCAAGCTCAACCGCAACCGCACCTACCGCTACCCCGTCACCGTCGTCGTCCACGAGGGCGAGAAGGAGCACAAGGGCCAGTTCCACGCCACCTTCCGCGCGGCCGGCAGCGACGAGCTGCGCGATCGTGGCGAGGAGCGCCTGCTCGACGTGGTGCTGGTGGGCGTCGAGGGCATCGAGATCGACGGCGAAGACGGTGCGCCGCTCGCCGGTGCCGACCTGCTCGAGGCGGTCAAGGCGGACCCGGCCGTATCGGCCGCGCTGATCGCGGCTTACCACGACTCCATCGTGAAAAAAAACCGTCCGAAAACCTGAAGGGAGCTGCGCGGCACTGGATGGACGCCAGTCCGTCCGCCAGTGCCGAGGAACAGGCGCTGGGCATCCCCGAGGAGCGCGCCTCGCGCGACTACGACGTATGGCCCGAGAACTGGCCGGCCGTGCAGGTGTTCGTGGCATGCGGCACGCAGTGGCGCCGCACCGGGCGCGAGGGTCGCATGTGCGGGCTGGACTACGCAGCCGTCGAGGCCGTGATGCGCATGCTCGACACCCCCGAACCCGCGGCCACCTTCGGCCGCGTGCGCGCGATGGAGGCCGAGGTGCTCGAGGTGCTCAGCACCCGTCGTCGCAAGCAATGAGCCGAGAGTCATGGAACTGAAGATCCGCATTCGCGCTGACGGCACGGCCGAGCTCGACACCGAGCTGGGCCGTGTCGAAGGACGCCTGGGCGGTGTCGGCAGTGCCGCGACGCAAGCCGGCAACGAAGCCCGCCCGGCGATGGACGGCACCCGCAACTCGGTCGAAGGCGTGGGCGATGCGCTTGACGACACGACCAAGAGCGCGGGTGGCTTTCTCGACAAGCTTGGCGGCATGGAGGGCGTAGTGCGGGGCCTCGCGGCTGCGGTGGCCGGCTTCGCATCGAAGCGTTTCCTGCAGGCGCTGATCGACGAGCAGTCGCGCTACGAGCAGAACCTGCTGCGCACCCAGGCCATCATCGAGGCGACCGGCGCAAGCGCCGGCCTCACCGCCCAGCAACTGCGTGAGCAGGCGCGCGAACTGGCGCTGGGCACACTGCAAAGCGTCGAGGACGTCGAGCGTGCCCAGCAGATCCTGCTCACCTTCAAGTCGGTCAGCGCCGAGACTTTCACGCGCGCCACGGAACTAGCCGCTGACCTGGCCAGCGTGACCGGCACCGACCTGAACAGCGCCATGAAACAGCTCGGCAAGGCGCTGGAAGACCCGGTGCGTGGCATCGACGGCCTGCGCGAGGCCGGCGTCACCTTCACCGAGGCCCAGAAGGAAGTGATCGCGGCGCTGGTCGAGAGCGGCGACAAGGCCGGCGCGCAAGCGCTGATTCTCGACGAGCTGGCTGGCAAGTACGGCGGTGTCGCCCGCAAGGAAGCCGAGGGCTGGGCCGGCGCCGTGGACACCCTGAACCAGGCGCTCGAGGAAGCACGCCTAGCGCTGGCCGAGTACTTCGAGGTCGGTCAGACAGGCGCCGAGATCGTCAAGCAGCTGGCCGGCTACGTCTTCGAGTTCAACGAGAACCTGAAGGCCGGCGACTACGACGCGGTGATCTCGGGCATCGGCGCCATCGTGAAGGTCGCCGGCGTGTACCTCGGACTGGTGACCAGCATCAAGACGGCGCAGCTAGCCGCCACGGCCGTGAAAGCCACCTATGCGGCCACGCTGTGGCTGGTCGGCGGCGGCGCCTCTGCCGCGGCTGCAGGACTGACCCTGATGCAGAAGGCCATGCTCCCGGTCATGGCGTTGTTCGCCGGTTGGGAGCTGGGCAAATGGGCGCGTGAGAACTTCACCGGCGTCGAGAAGGCCGGCATCGTCATGGCCAGCTCGGTGCATCGCGCCATCGTGTGGCTGCGCGGCGAGTTCGACCTGTTCGCCGAGAACGTGAAGTTCGCCCTGACGAGCCCCTTCGACTTCGCGCGCGGCAAGATCGCCGATTTCTTCGAGTGGATTCAGGGCCTGGGCAAGACCGCGCTGAAGTTTCTCGGGCTCGACGGCCTGGCCGACCAGATCCGCACCGACTTTGACGGCCTGCGCGGCGCCACGGCCGCCGAGCACGAAAAGACCCTGCAGCAGATCCGCGCCAACACGCTGCGCGAGATGGGGCAGATCGGCGCGATCTATAACGACATGTTCGACCAGGTCGGCAAGAGCGCCGGCCGGGCCGGCGCCGCAGCCGGCGCCAGCGAAGGCAGCTTCCTCAAGATGAGCGCGACCGGTGCCGACGGGCTGCGCAGCATTCGCGCCTTTGCCGAGGGCGCCACGGCCGCGCTGAGCGGCATGAGCACGGGCGCAAACTCCGCTACATCCGCCACCCGCGACCTCGCCGGCGAAGTCGAATCCCTGCGTCGCCGCGTCGATCCCGCCTACCGTGCCGTGGCCGAGCTGGCCGACGCCGAATTCCTGCTGTGGGAAGCGGCCGCGGCGGGCGTCATCACGCAAGAGCAGCTGGCCGACATGATCGCGCGCGTTCACGCCTCGGCCGAGGACGCAGGGCCGGCGCTGCGCGAGATGGGCAACGAGGCCTTCGCCACGGCGGGCGAGGCCGACCCCTTCGCCCGCGCCTGGGAAGAGGCCGCCAACCGCATCGACGAGACCTTTGCCAATGCCTGGAAAGGCGCCTTCGACAGCTTCCGCGCGTTCGCGCGCGGGCTGGGCGACGCCTTCAAGCAACTGCTGGCCGAGCTGGCCCACGCCGCCATCACGCGGCCGATTCTGGTGTCACTGGGACTCGCCGCCGGGCCGGCCGGCGCTGCAGGTGGTGGCATGGGCGGCGTCGGTGGCATCGGGGGCGGCGCGGGCGGCTTTGGCTTCAACCCGCTGTCGTTTTTGGGCGGCAACTCCATCGGCATGGGATTCAGTAACGCCGCGACATTCCTTGGCGGGCTGAACGGCATCTCGGGCACCGGCGCCGGCAATTTCTTGGGCGGCTTCGCCGGCAATGTGGCGGGCATTCCGAACTGGCAGTTCGGCCTCGCGGGGCTGGGTGGCGGCCTGGGTGCGAACCTGTTGTTCGACGGCAAGGGCTATTCAGGCATCGGCGGCAGCCTGGGCTCGACGCTGGGCTTCGCCCTGGGCGGTCCGGTCGGGGCGCTGCTCGGTACCGTGGGCGGCGGCTTCCTCGGTTCGCTGTTCGGGGGCTCGGGCGAGCGTTTCCCGCGCACCGTTGCTTCGGGCACGGGCACGTACCGCGACGGCGCCTTCATCAGCACCGGCCCGGACATGAGTTGGGAGCACGCCACCGAGGACCAGTTCGGCGACGACATGGACAAGGCCTTGTCCGGGCTGCAGGAGAGCTTTTCGAGTCGCCTTGGCGCGCTGTTCGGCGCGTTCGACATCGATGACAGCATCGACACCACGGTACGCGTGCGCCTGCGCCGCACCTCGGGCCGGCTCGCCGCGCAGTTCTTCGGCACGCTGGGCGAGGAGGTGGAAGAAGCCTTCAGCATCAGCGGGCAGTACGGCGAGGATGCCGAAATCCAGGACGCGTTCGATCAGTTCATGGAAGACGTGCTCTCGCGCGGGGTGGTCGAAGCCATCGAGGCCTCGCGCCTGCCCGAGTACGTCAAGCGCATGTTCGACGGGCTGGGAACCTCGGCCGAGGTGGATGCGGCCATCGCCAGCATCGTGCACTTTCAGGATCTGGTCACGCGCGACGTGATCGGCCAGGCCGCGCTCGACTACGAGCGCGCCGGCCGAAGCGCCACTGAGGTCTATCGCGAACAGACCGACGCCGTGCTGGAGCTTGCCGCCGAATACGACGGCACCCTGGCCTCCACCCGCGAGCTGGCGGCCGCCTACGAGCAGCAGCAGGCCATGGCCCACCAGTTGGCCATGGCGCTGCACCAGGCCAGCGACCAGGTCGCCGCGCTGTTCGGCAATCTGTCGAACGACATCCGCGAATCGCTGATGAGCGAGCGCGAGCTCTACGACCACCGCAAGTCGCAGGTGGACGCGCTGACCGAGGCCATGACCACCATGACCGACCCGGCGCAGATCATGGCCACCGCCGAGCAGATCGAGCAGCTCACGCGCGACATGTGGAACTCGCTCGACGAGTCGCAGCGCCAGGCCATGTCGGGCGGCTTCCTGAGTTTCCTCGAGGAGATCGACGCACTCACCCAGGCACAGATCGCAAATGCACTGGACGGTCTCGAGGAAGATCAGACCACCATCGGCGACACCATCGACGATTCGCTCTCGCGCATCATGGCCGAGTTCGAGGAAGCGGCCGAGACACAGGCCGCAGCCGCGCGGCAGATGGGCGACGCGGCCGAGCGCATCAGCGACGCCGCGCAGACCTTCTCGCGCGTGGCCAGCACGCCGCTGAAGGTGGATGTGTCTGTCAAGAGCCAGCCGGCCGTGCAGCCCTCGCCGGTGTTCGTATCCGAGGTGGGCGGATGAGCCGCACGCTCTCCACGGCTACCGCCGCCGGCACCTCGACCGCCACCACCGAGCCGTGGTGGCTGGTCGAGCTCGACACGCTGCGCCTGACCGACGGCCCGACCACCACCTGGGACGGCCTGGCGTTCCAGTCCCTGCCCGGGCTGGAGGTGACGGGCCTGACGATCGACGCAAGCGGCTTCGCCCGCGGCACGCTGCGTCTGCCCGACCACAACGGCACCGGCACCGGCCTGCTGCTTGCTGCCGGCGACGAAGATCTGCCCGTGCGCATCTGGCAGGTCACCGGCGCCGGCCCGCACGCGCCTGAAGACCCTGTGCTGATCGCCGAGTGCGTGCTCGACGGCGGCACCTCGGACGACGGCTGGGCCGAGCTGGCGCTGGCCCCGGCCGACGCCGACAACCGCGAGCAGCCACGCTGGCGCGTCGCACCGCCCATCTTCAACCACTTGCCTGCCGCCGGCACCCGCATCGAGTGGGGCGGCGAGGTGCTGATCCTGGAGCCGGGCGCATGAGCAACCTCTACCCAGCCCCCTGGGACCTGCGCGAGAGCACGCGTGTGCCCGAGGAGGGGCGCCTGCAGGTCGACATCACCGCTGCCGGAACGGCGCGTGCGCGCCGCCGCCACACTAGTTGGTACTTCACGCTGTCGCATGCCCACATGCCCGAGGCCGACGCGCTCACCCTGCAGGCCTGGTGCGAAACGTGGGAAGGCGAGACCGTTACCGTGGTCTGGCGCGACGGACGCACCTACGCCGGCGTGCTCGGCGTCTGGAGCGTGGACCGCGTCACCGGCGCCGACTGGATGGCCAACGTCGAGATCCGCGGTGCGGTGGAGGTGCCCGAATCGTGAGCGCGCTGCCGACCCTGCCGGGCTACGTCGCGCCGCGGCCCAACTCGGCCGGTGGCCGCGCATCGCGCTCGAACCTCTCGCGCACTGCGCGCAGCGCGCGAGAGCGCCGGCTCACTCACGCTGCAATCGGCGCGGCCATTGCGGTGCATTACGGCCGCGTGCGCTGCGGCGCCGGCGTGTTCTCGCCGGTGGTGCATGCCGGCAAGCTGTTGCTCGGCTGCCTGTGGGGCGTGGGGCCGCTGGGCGAGCCGACGCTCTACGACAGTTCGGGCAACCCGCTGCCCGCCGGCGTCGAGCAATCCCACGTCACCGGTGATGCGCTGCAACCGCCGCACCCCTGGCTGGTCGATGCCATCGACGGCTACGACGACGCGCTGGTGCTCGAGCACGGCGGGCAGACCGTGCCGCTGGCCTACTCGGTGCTGCGCATCCCCAAGGATGCGCCGGCACGCATCGAGGCCGAGTTCGACGGCCTGGCGGTGTATGACTCGCGCACCGATACCACCGACCACTTCGAGAACCCGGCGCTGTGGCTCGCCGACTGGCTCTCGAACCCGGTCTATGGGCTGGGCCGCACGGTCGATTACGCGCGCTCCGAAGCCGCCTTCGACGCCTGCGACGAGGCGCTGGGCGACGAGGCACGGCGCTGGGGCGGGCTGTCGATCGACCGTCGCGCCTCGGCCGAGAGCTGGATCGAGACGCTGCGCACCTACGCCGGCTGCATCATCACGCGCGGGCCGGACGGCCTGGTGCTGGTGCCCGATCGCCCGCGCGCGGTCAGCCGCCACATCGGTCCCGAGCAGATCATCGGCTCGGTGCGTCTGCAGCGTACCGCACGCGCCAACCGGCCCACCGTCGTGCGCGTGCGCTACACCGGCGCGGACTGGAACGACACCGACGCCGTGGCCTACGCGCCCGGCGTGCTCGCGGGCACGCGGCCGTGGCGTGAATCGGTGGTGCCGCTGCCGGGCTACCGCAGCCATGCGGTGGCCTACCGCGAGGCGGTCGAGCGTCTCAACGCGGCCATCCTGACCGACCTGGACGCTTCGTGGATCTCGACCGACGAAGCACTGGCCGACGAGATCGGCGACGTCGTCACGCTGACCGACGGCGAGCGCCTCGACGCCCAGCCGCTGCGCATCACCGACGTATCGCCCGAGGGGCCGGGGCGCTGGCGCATCGAGGCCTCGGCCTACGACGCGGCCGTGTATTCGGACGCCATCGCGAGCGCGCCCGGCGCCATCTCCACCCCGCTGCCCGACCCGCGCACGCCTCCGCCGCCAGTCACCGTCCTGGCGGCAACCGAGGAGGTCTATCAGCAGCAGAACGGCACCTTCTCATCGCGCCTGCGCGTGAGCTGGGACGCCAGCGACTGGCCCTACGCCACCGGCTACCGCGTCGAGGTGCTGGCCGAAGACAACCTCGCCTGGCTGATCGAGACGCGCAGCGCGAGCGCCGTTACTGGCGCGTTGCAGGAGCTGGTGGAGTACACCGTGCGCGTGTTCGCGGTGTCCGAACTGGTGAGCGGCGAGGCGGCCGAACTGGCCGTGGTGGCCCAGGGCAAGTTCCTGCCGCCGGGCAACGTGCCGTCGGTGTCGGGCTTCGAGGTCGGGGGCGAGGTGCGCCTGCAGTGGAAGCCTGCCATCGACATCGACATCTGGCGCTACGAGGTGCGCTACGCGCCGGCCGGCGGCACGTGGGCCGAGGGCAGCCTGATCGACCGCGTCGACGGCCTGCGCCTGGTCGCGGCCATCATCCCGGCCGGCGAGTGGGACTTCATGGTCAAGGCCGTCGACTCGGTGGGCAACTACTCGCCGGCCGAGGCGCGTCGCACCATCACGGTGACGCTCGACGCCGCCGCCTTCCTGGTCGACGAGGTCGAGCTGGACGCGCCGGTCACCGAAGGCATGGCCGAGTACCGCCTCGGCCGGCTCGATGCCGCCCGGCGCTGGGTCACCGAGGACGGCGACGCGGTGGCCACCAAGTTCGCGGGCGCGCTGACCGACTACACCGAGGTGCTCGCCGCCTACAACGCGGTGGCATCGCTGTGGCGCTCCGAGTCGGTCGATTTCGGCCTGACGCTGGCCGGCAACTGGAGCGGCCAACACACCCTGACGCCCGTTACCGGTGCGCCTGACACGGCGCTCGAACTCTCGCCCGATGGCGCCGCGTGGGACGACTACCCCAGCCTCGTCGCCAAGACCTCGGGCCGCTTCGCGCGCCTGTCCGCCCAGGCCGCCAGCCCCATCGTTTTCGCGGCCGAGATCCCCGAGGCCTCGATTCGCATCGACGCCACCCCGCGTACCGAGACCGGCCAGGCCACCAGCGTGGCCAGCGGCCCGACCACGATCACCGTCGAGCAAGCCTACGCGGCCGTCAAGAGCATCACCGTCACGCCGCTGGGCACGACGCCGCGCACCTACGCCGTCGACAACATCGTCGTCGGCGACCCCACCACCTTCGACGTCTATCTGTTCGACGTCTCCGGCAACCAGGTTGCCACCGACTTCCGGTGGCAGTTCGATGGAGTCTGACCCGTGTACACGCACTTCGACCCCGCCCGCCCAGATCCGGTAACGGAAAACATCACCCAGTTCGCCGAGGGCATCCGCGAGAACCTCGCCGCCATCCGCGACATGGTCGTCGGCGGCATGGCGCTCGGCTGGTCCTACGCCCCGGCCGGGGGCAGTGCCGAACAGCCCGAAACGCTCACCTGGGCCAAGGGCACCGAGCGCATCCGCGCCTCGCTCACCTGGGGCGTCACGGGCGGCGAGGCCGGCAACGTCACCGCTGCGCTGTTCGAGTACAGCGCCGACTCAGGCGACACCTGGGACGCCATCGGCACCCATTCCATCACCTACGACAGCGCCGGCAACGTGACCGGCGCCAGCTGGAGCTGACCGCCATGTGGACCATGCTCGCCGGCGTGCCCGGCAAATTGAAGACGTTGCTGGATCGGCTGACTGCGGAGCGGGCGGCCAAGCTGGACCACCTTGATGCGGACGTGTCGACCAGGGCGCCGGCTACGACGGCGTTGAGTAGTGCTGTTTGGACAGCTGCCCGAGCAGGAAAACTGGACTATTTGGAAGATCTGCACAATCACAGCAGGCAAGTCGTAGGAAGTGGGTTTGCCTTATTCATGCAGCCCCCATATGGGGGGGGCTTGCCAGCTAGTGTTGGAATCATTGCAGCCAGGGAAACCGGAGGGGCTGGGTCTACGACTGTTGTAGACATCCAAGGAAGGGGGTTTATTAACCTCCTGGGGTTTTCTGCTTTCCGGGACAACGTCGGCGGCCTGGTCGTGTCCGCTAGGGTGCGAGTCACGATTGATGGTGTCGTGTGGGAAAGCTCCTCGCTTACGGTACCGGGCCTTTCAGCCACCAACGAATCAGCGTTTGCTCTGGGGTCGGCTGATGGTCATGGGGATCCCATCTTCTTCAGTTCGTCGCTCAAGATCGAGGCAATCATTCATTCGTCGGCCATCAGCGGGAACCCCTACACAGGCTCAAATGCTAAGGCAAGGGTCGTGTATCGGTGTGTGAGGCTGTCCTGATGTACCGCCTCCACCCCAAACGCGGCGTCATCCTGCTCTCCACCGGCAAGCACATCCCGCCCCATCGCTCCGACGCCCGCTGGCGCGCTTACCAGAAGTGGGTCAAGGACGGGGGCGTACCCGAGGCCGCTGACGTCGACCTCGAGCCGCTCGAGCGCCTGCACGACCGGACACGCTCACGCATCAACATCGAGCGTGATCGCCGCGAGCAGGGCGGATTTCCGTTCGGCGGCAAGATCATCGACAGCAATGTCGCCAGCGCCATCCGTATCGCCGGCGCGGCCTCGGCCGCCCAGGCCTCGCTCGCGCGGGGTCAGCCGTTCACGGTCGCGTGGACCTGCGCCGACAACACCGTCCTGACCCTCGATGCGGCTGGCGTCATCGGCATGCTCGCCGCACTCGCGACTCACTCCGACGCGCTGCATCAGCACGCCCGCAGCCTCAAGGCACAGGCGGACGCCATGCTCGACACAGGCAACCGTGTCGGCCTCGAGAACTTCCCCATCGACGCCGGATGGCCCGGCGAAGGAGACGTCCCATGAAAGCCATCATCGTCAGCCTGTGCGCGGCCATGCTCGCCGCATGCTCGAACAGCGGCGACTTTCGCAGCTACATCGAGGCTCAGGAACGGCTCTCGACGCTCGCAGTCCAGAACCGCAAGCCGCTGGTCGAGATCACCGCACACGAGGGGCAGGCCATCACCGGACTGCAGTCGCTCAAGGTCTATGCGCCGGATGCGGCCAGCGCGCCACAGGTCCAGCAGGCTCGCCCCAATGAATGGGCATCCGTCGCAGACCGGGCGCTCGGTGTGGTCGGCCAGGGACTCGGCCTGAAGCTGGGCGGCGCCGCCGCGATCGGTATCGCGCGGGAGGTCGGCAAGGCCGCCAACCACGGCTATGACTATGTGAACCCGCCGACCGTCATCGCGCCGGACCCGGTCGTCGTGCCGCCTCCCGACCCGGTGATCGTGCCGACGCCAGACCCGATCATCGTTCCGCCACCAGACCCGATCTTCGTCCCAGCGCCGGTCGCCGGGGGCGAGTAACGGCAGCGGGAAAGAAAGACGGGCGACGTGGCCGGGTGCGGGAACACCCGACCACGCCCCGAACCTGCAGGACTAGTCTGCAAGCCGGCAAGGCCCGCCACCCAGGTACCAGGGCGGGGCGAAGCCTACACCAAAGAGCTTGCAATGAAAGAACTTCGCTGCGGCAACTGCCACCGCCTGCTGGCCCGTGGCCAGCCGAGCAACATCGAGATCAAGTGCCCGCGCTGCGGCCACCTCAACCTCTTTAACAATCCGAAGGCCGTCGAGCCTCCTAATCCGCGCGACAAGGTCGCCCGCCCAAGGAGTACTCGACCATGACCGACCCCATCATCCCGTGGATCGGCGGCAAGCGACGCCTCGCTGACCGCCTGCTGCCGCACTTCCCCGCCCATCAGTGCTACGTTGAGCCGTTCGCTGGTGGTGCCGCGCTCTTCTTCCTCCGCCCGGCGCCGGCCGAGGTGGAGGTGCTCAACGACATCAACGGCGAGCTGGTGAATCTGTATCGGGTGGTCAAGTGTCACCTTGAGGAGTTCGTCCGCCAGTTCAAGTGGGCGCTGTCCTCACGCCAGGTGTTCAAATGGCTACAGGACACCCCGGTCGAGACGCTCACCGATATCCAGCGCGCTGCGCGCTTCTACTATCTGCAGCAGTCCGCCTTCGGTGCACGCGTGCAGGGACAGACCTACGGCACCGCCACGACCACACCACCCGGCCTGAACCTGCTGCGCATCGAGGAGAGCCTCTCGGCCGCCCACCTGCGCATGGCCAGCGCCTACATCGAGAACCTGCCCTGGCAGGAGTGCCTGCGCCGCTATGACCGCGCACACACTTTCTTCTTCATGGACCCGCCCTACTGGGAAACCGAGGGCTACGGTGTGGAGTTCGGCTTCGAGCAATACGAGGAGATGGCAGAGCTCCTCGGTCGGCTCGACGGCAAGGCGATCGTGACCCTGAACGACCACCCCGACATCCGCCAGGCCTTCAGCCGATTCCACATAGAGTCGACGGACATCCGCTACACCGTGGGTGGCGGCAGCGGAGTCGAACGCCGCGAGGTGATTATTTTCAGCTGGGATGTGCACGCCGAGCCGGCGGGCTTGTTCTGAATCTCGGCGCGTGACCCCGACGAGGGCGATACTCGCGGATCAAGCAGAAGGGCCGGGCAGTGACAATTCGCGCGCAAAACGGTGCCAAAACGGCCGCGCGCTTACAGGGGGCCGAAAAGGGTGTTACTACGCAGATGACCCATTATCCATTTAATCAACGATTTATGGGCGTTTTTCGGGAACGTTTGGCGATAGTTTAAGGAGCCACGGGCTGATGGCGTAACCATGCATCCCGCCGCCAAGCTACGACAACGAGAGCCGTAGGCAGGTGCAAGAGCCTGCCTTCTTTGCTGCAAAAGCAAAGTAAATTTTCGAGCTATCCCAAAGTAAATTGCACCGGCAGTAGCCACGCCGCACGCCTCAACTCAAGGAGGCCGAAGCAACCTTCGAGGCAGGCAGAGGGACGACGCAGCCACGCTATGACAACGAGAGCAGCAGGGATGTGAGGCAGGAGCAAGAAGAGCGGGCATTGCCCGCTCTTTTTTGTTAACGACCTGAAACTGGCGCATCCACAGGGTACTCGGCCAGCTACGGAGAGGGAGTTTTGTTTAAGCGTGTGTCCTATACAAGAGGTTGTGAAGCGAATATCACCTTTTCCCTTACCCTCTTTGGATAGCATGCATGTACGGCTTAGCATTTATTGGTTACCACTTTCTTGTTTTTAGCATCCTTCTCTTGATTGGGGTGCGCGGAACGAAATATCTCTCCCGTGAGATACAGACATCAAGCAGGCGACGTGTCGCAATCGCCTTTCTCTGGCTGGCCGTCCTCGCCGTTCCATTTTGGGACTACATCCCCGGAAAAATTTATTTCAATAAGCTATGTCAGGATGCAGGCGCTGAAATCCTCGCACCGGGATACTCATCTACGAGCGACTTGGAGCACGTGGTAACGCGCACGCCGATGCATTTTGGCATTGAAAAAACAGAAGTTGTCTATTTTGACCCCGACTCGAAAAATGCTATTGCAAGGAAGCGATGGTATAGAAAAGGCGGCTCAGGGAGTCCCTACAATTTTTTTAAACCGTGGATAGGTGACCACTGCCCTCGTTCTCAAGACGGAAGCCTGAAACATGCTCATCAGGTGGCAGGTAAATTACTTTATGAAAAGTTCAAGGAGCAGAAATGACAGTTATTGTATCTTTGGGTCAGCTTGCACAGGTCGCACAAGCAGCATATGTCCGCCCTGACCAAAACACAGGTAGTCTATCCGAATGGCTGAAACTTAGCCCCCAGACCTTGTTCTCCGACTCCCAAGCCAACAACTTCGTCAACGAATACGAGCTGGTTCATCAGCAACCAAACGACGTCACGGGGTTTTCTGCAACGGTTTTTAGAGAAAAAAGCACAGGTCGTCTCATTCTGTCTTGCCGCGGTAGCGAAGATGGTCAGAACGGGGGCTTGAGCTACGAAGACTGGGTCGCCACAAACTTCGCCGAAGTCATCAACCCGGCGATAGGGTGCGCAGTCGGTCAGATTGTCAGCTTGTTTAACTATGTCTCTTGCCTCAATGCAGTACAAGGCTCCGATGTCATCCAATATCGCCCGCTTCTTGAAGCCCACATAATCGAAGACAGCACAGGTGCGGAGACCACGGAAGTTACTTTGAGCCTTGAGTCTTTCAACAAAGAAGAAGGTGGGCTCGGTGTTTTTATGAGCGAATCGGAAGGTATGCAGCCTTTCGACGTGACAGGTTTGAGCCTTGGCGGACATCTCACCCAAGCCGCCGCAAGACTGTTTGCCAACCAGATTGGCACGGCGGTCTCATTTAACGGAGCAGGCTTTTGGGAGGGGTCAGGGTTTTCTGACCAGCTCTTTGACTCGCTCGCAGGGCAGGGTTCCCAGTTTTCCACCCACAAGATGATTAACGCTTTTGCGGACGAGGGTCCCGAGCTTATCGCCAGTGATGAGATATTTACACAATACGGAGAGCGCATTCCCTATGCCATTGAGCAGTCATGGAATCCGGCAGACTGGCACGGCAATGAAACCTCTGTGGATGCACTGGCTGTCTTGAGTCTCCTCGAAGGATTGACGCTACCACAGGCAAATGCGGCGTTCCGCGCAGCCTCTCATCAGTCCACTCAGCGGTCCGAGGCACTGCTTGCGATGCTGTCCGAAGCAACAGGGGTGCCCCTGTCGTCTGAAACCGGTCGTGAATTTCTCTACGGCTCAATCGAGGCGCTGAAGCCTGCTTTGGAAAACGCCCAGGCCTCCCTGCTCGCCGACAAGAGTGCCCCGGAACTCGCCCAACTGGCCGAGACATCGCAGGCCGTTCGAAAGGCGCTGAGTGGTGGGCACCCGATTGCTGTGGAGATGGGGGAGGCTGCGGACCCAAACCACGAAATGTGGTCGCGGGAAGACTACCGCCTCGATATGGCACGGGCCTTTTCCTTGCGCACCGCCTTGAACGCCAAGGGCGACCTAGTCATGCTCCTCGACGCGGAGAATCCAATTTCGCAGGTCACCGAGCCGCTGCGGGTCACGCACTCCGATGGCCTCGTCTCCGAGATTCGGGCAACGCGTGTCGGTGTAGCCACCAAGGACCTGATGTTTGCCTCTGCGAGCGGCAGCGTGCTCTCGGGTGGCCATGACGCGGACCGCCTGTATGGCGGTGCCGGAGATGACGTGCTTAACGGTGGCACGGGCGCAGACCGGCTGGTCGGCGGTGCAGGTAACGACTGGCTTGGCTTCCATGCTGCAGGCCTCGGTAATGAGTCGCTCGATGAGCGCCGCTCAACGGGCAACGTCTATGACGGGGGTACGGGCAACGACCGAATCTCTGGTTCAGTGGGCGATGACCGCTACCTCTACCGCAGGGGCGACGGACAGGACTTCATCCAGACACAGGGTGGTGTCGATGAGCTGCGCCTCATCGCCCGGGTTGAGCACGGCGTGCCGGACCTGTTGGAGTCCGACGTCAGTTTCCACAAGGTGGGCCTGGACCTGCAGGTGCGCATTCTGGGCTCCTACGAGGGCATCACCATCATGGGCTGGTTCGACCCGCAGACCACGAGCAAACGCCTCGGCACGGTCTCGCTGGGCCTGACCGAAGACACCCAGGCCGGGGACCGTGTCTGGACCGAAGCCGAAATCACCGCACTGTTTGACGACGCAGACGGACCAGTGCCGACCATGGAAGGCACCGAGTCCGGCGAGACCCTGCAGGCACCCAGCGCCCAGGCCACCACAATATACGGCCACGGGGGCAATGACATCCTGCGCGGTTCGAATGAGGCCGATGTCCTGTATGGCGGCGAGGGAGACGACACGCTGTCAGGCTACGCGGGGGATGACATCCTCAGTGGGCAGACAGGCAATGACACTCTCTATGGGGGTGACGGCGACGACTACCTCATGGGCGGCGAAGGTAACGACGTACTCGACGGCGGGCGTGGCCGCGACTTCCTGTTCGGTGGAGCCGGGAACGATGTCCTCGGTGGTGTGCCCGGCTCACATGACGCGGGCTACTATCGCACTTCCTACGCGCCGACCGGCTACCAGGACCCAGGCGCCGGTAACGTCTATGAGGGCGGCACCGGCAACGACACCCTGCGAGGCACCTCGCGTGCGGACCTCTACCTGTTCAATCTCGGCGACGGTCACGACACCATCGAGGAAATCGAGGTGACCGGCCAGCCGGGCGGCCAGGAAGACATCCTGCGCTTTGGTCCGAACATCGACCCGGCCGACATCCGTGTGCGTCGTTCAGGCACGGACCTGATGCTGGAGCACGCCAACGGCACCGACGGCATTACCCTCAAGAACTGGTACACGACGGTCGGTTCAAGCAAAAACCAGGTCGAGCGCATCGAGTTTGCCGACGGCACGGTCTGGACAAACCTGCAACTCACCGAATGGGGCCTGACCCTGCACGGCACCGAGGGCAATGACACGATTTCCGGTATTGGGGCGCATGCCTTTTCGGATGAGTTTCACGGCGGGGCCGGCGATGACCGGCTTCGCGGGTATGCAGGGGATGACCTGCTCTTCGGGGGCACGGGTAACGACATCCTTGTCGGCGGCGATGGTGAGGATGAACTGCACGGTGGTGAAGGCAACGACACGCTCGATGGCGGCCGGGGCCAGGACTACCTCTACGGCGGAGCCGGACACGACACGCTCGGCGGTGTACCCGGCTCACATGACGCAGGCGATTACCGCACGTCCTACGCTCCGACCGGCTATCAGGACCCGGGCGCCGGCAACGTCTACGAGGGCGGCACGGGCAACGACACCCTGCGCGGGACCTCGCGCGCGGACCTGTACCTGTTCAACCTCGGTGACGGGCACGACACCATCGAGGAAATCGAGGTGACCGGCCAGCCGAACGGCCAGGAGGATATCCTGCGCTTTGGTCCGAACATCGACCCGGCGGACCTCACCGTGCGGCGCATCTCGAACGACCTGGTGTTCGAGCACGCCAACGGCACTGACGGTGTTACCTTCAAGCAGTGGTTCTCGCCCAATAACGGCCGACAGGTCGAGCGGGTCGAGTTCGAGGCCGCCCCGGGCACGGTCTGGCGCAATCTGGACCTGTCGCTGCTGGCGCTCGAAGTGCATGGCACCGAATCCGGAGAATCCATCTCCGGCGTGAATCACTACTCGAACACCCTGCATGGCGAGGGTGGCAATGACACCCTGCACGGAGGCAATCTCGCGGACGAGCTGTTCGGCGGCACAGGTAATGACACGCTCTACGGCAACCTCGGGGACGACATCTACAACTTCCTGTACGGCGACGGTCACGACACGGTGCTCGACACCGGCGGTAGTGCCGACCGGGTAATGTTCCACGAAATCGAATCGGCCATGGCCAACTTCTTCCGCGACGGAGATGACCTGACCGTGGAGGTGGGTGCCGGTCAGGCGGTGACGCTGCGCAAGCACTTCTCGGACACCAGCAAGTTCATCGAGTACCTGCAGTTCTCGGATGTGACGCTCACGGGTGAGCAGGCGCAGCAGCTGGCTGTCTATCGCTGATGTCTTGCACTCAGCCCCGTACTCCGGAAAAGTTATAGCTACGACAACTGACTATAATGGTGAGCAATGCCAACCTTCGGAGAGATTCCTGGCTGTGGTTAATCAACCCCAAAACGACATTCCCGAGCGACAGGCGGATGATTGGGCAATTGGGCTCCAGCGTGCGCGTTATCGTAAGTATCGGAACGCGAAGGTTGCGCAAGGGGTGTTTGTCACAATAGCCTTGATACTTCCTTTCGCAAGTGCTTTGACTCCATCAGAGCACACACCCGCAATATCAGCTATTGCCTTGATGTCGGTTTTCACGCTGCTTTTGGATATTGGTTTTCTGGAACCGCAACGGAAGCGGCTCATGAAGGAAGCGGCAACCATCCAGGAGCTCTTCGATTGCGAGGTCTTGAGTCTTCCCTGGCGCCAATCCGTGGCAGGCCGAAAACCAGAGTATGAGGATATTCAGCCATACGCAGCAACGCCGTTAAGGCCAGAGCGTGAGTCCCACCTCAAATCGTGGTATGAGCCGTGTGTTGCCAGTGTCCCGCTGGTCTATGGGCGGTTAATTTGTCAGCGTGCGAATATCTGTTATGACATTCGTCTGCGCAAGGTGTACAAGAAGCTCCTGCTGTGGGGTGCTGTCGGGCTCACGGCCTTTGCGTTCGTCATTGGCGTGGCGACGAACCTCGCGTTCAGGGATATGGTGCTTTCCGTATTTGTTCCGGTCGCCCCAATGCTAGGCTGGGTTATTCGCGAGCACCGGAGTCAAATAGAGACAATCATCAGCCTACAGCAACTCAAGGATGCGTTTGATGAGCTCTGGGAGAAAGCGTTGCGCGGAGATGGTGACCTTGATATTGAAAGCGGAGCGCGGGACCTGCAGGACCGCATCTTTCAACATCGAACGAACAACCCTCTTATCTTCGATTGGATTTACGACCTGCTGCGCAAAGAGAACGAAGACGGCACGCGGGCCGCAGCGGAGCAGCTCGTTGGCCAAGTGCAGCGAGTGCTGAATAAGGAGAGCGCAGCGTGAAATTGCACGACCACTTCAAGGTTTTCCTGAGCGACCAAGTAAATCTGAACTCAACGCGAATCACTCAGTTGGAGTCAAGCGTAGGAGCCATCAAGACCGCGGTCCGTTCTTGCGGATGGGGCGTTCACGTCATGGGCTTCGGAGAGCAAGGGTCTTGGGCGCACGCAACAATTATTAAACCTCTACCGGACAAAGAGTTCGATGCCGACCTGTTGGTGTTTGTCAGCCCGAAAGAGGGATGGAGCGCACGCGATTACATTAACAAGCTGGCAAACGGTCTGGAGGCGATGGGGGCCTACCAGGGCAAGATTCGGCGCTATTCCCATTGTGTCACCGTCGAGTACGCAGGAGAGCGTCGCATTGATATCGCCCCGTGCGTCAGAGACCGCACGTATGAAGGCCAATACGAGGTATGCAACCGAACAACCGACAGCTTCGAGCTGTCGGCCCCAATCGCCTACACGGACTGGGTAAAGTCTAAGAACGGGATTGCGGGCGGGAACGACCTGAAGAAAGTCACGAGGCTGCTGAAATACCTGAGGGATATCAAGGGAAACTTCACCTGTCCCTCATTTCTCTTCACGACACTGGTTGGTAATCAAATCCAGGAATACGACAGAGAAAGCAAGGACTTCGCGGATTTAACGACGAGTTTGAAGACGCTCGTTGGCCGCCTGGACGATTGGCTGCAGGCCAATCCTTATGTGCCACATGTTCCGAACCCAAAGCTGCCCTCTGAAAACCAAAGTGCCGGATGGACGGAGACGCAATACGCGAACTTCAGGGACAAAATAAACCTGTACCGAGGGTGGATTGATGATGCTTTCAACGAGCCGGACCGCCAAGAAAGCATTGCGAAGTGGCAACGTGTGTTCGGAGCCAAGTTCGGAGAATCGGAGGCTCGGCAATCCGCACGGGTCAGCGCTCCAATTGCCAACAAAGGATTCGGAGCATCCATTACCGATTTGGTGGAGCGACTCAAGACTTATGGCGCGGCCGCCCTCATGGCGGACTTGAGCAGGCTGCCAAAATTGCCCTACGTGCAGCGCCCCAAGTGGCGTCCCGCCTCAAGTCAGGTTACTGTCAAGCTCAGCGCCACACTTCATTCTGGAGAAAATTCCCCCGAGATTAGAAAGACCGTTTCGCTGGAACCGCTTCAGCCTGGGTACTGGTTGAAGTTCACGCCGCTGAGTGGCGTAGGGCTTCCCTTTACGTCGGAATACACCGTACATTGGCGTGTGACGAATACTGATGAAGCTGCTTACAACGCCAAGCAGCTCCGCGGGGACTACTACGCTGGAAACCGTGGAGCAAGCCGGATTGAAGAACTGAGGTTTCGCGGAATTCACTTCGTTGAAGCGTTTGTCGTACGTAACAGCGACAACCGGCTGGTTGGAAAGTCTGAACCCTTCTATGTCGTAATTCAGTAAGCGGTTGCTTTCTGGAACCCTGCACAAGTTCTTCCAGTGTCACCTATATTTGTGGCCCCTGGCGTTTGAACCGCAGGTGATTTCGGTTCCATCAATACATCAGCAACAAGGCACTGGCGCGCTGCCCATCTCCTGCGTCCGACTCCCCTTTACGGATGCCTCCTGTCGGGGCATCCTATCCCCCTGCCGGCGGCCTGCAACATGCCCGCCCGAAACAGCGTCCCACCTTGAGAGTGTTTGCATGGCCCCGTTCAGCTTCATCGACCTTTTCGCAGGTATCGGAGGCATTCGCCTTGGATTTGAGGCCATCGGCGGCAGGTGCGTCTGGACCAGCGAGTGGAACAAGTTCGCCCAGCAGACCTACATCTCGCGCTTCGGCAACGAACATGCGGTAGAAGGGGACATCACGAAGGTGGCCGCCGCGGACATCCCGCGACACAACGTGCTACTCGCGGGGTTCCCCTGCCAGCCGTTCTCGATTGCCGGGGTATCCAAGAAGAACGCCCTCGGACGCGCCCACGGTTTCGCCTGCGACACCCAGGGAACGCTGTTCTTCGACGTGGCGCGCATCATCGAGCATCACCGGCCGGAAGCCATCCTGCTGGAGAACGTCAAGAACCTGAAAAGCCACGACAAGGGCAACACCTTCAAAATCATCCAGCGCACGCTCGAAGACGAGCTGGGCTACGAGATGCACTACCGGGTCATCGACGCCAAGCACTTCGTGCCCCAGCACCGGGAGCGCATCTTCATGGTGGGCTTCCGAGACAAGACCAGCTTCGATTTTCAGGCGCTCAAGCTGCGCGACCTGGCCAGTGGCCCCAAGATGCGGGAAATCCTTCACGAGTGCCGCAACGACCCGGCGATGCCCCCGTACACGGAAGGTGAGGGCAAGGTCGCTGCCAAATACACGCTCACGCCGCGGCTCTGGGAGTACCTGCAGGCCTACGCCGCCAAGCACAAGGCGGCCGGCAACGGCTTCGGATTCGGCCTTGTAGGGCCAGATGACACCGCCCGGACCCTCTCGGCGCGCTACCACAAGGATGGTTCGGAGATTCTGGTCAGCCAGGGTCCGGGCATGCGTCCCCGTCGCCTGACACCACGGGAATGCGCCCGCCTGATGGGCTACCCGGACGAGTTCCCGATTCCAGTGTCCGATACGCAGGCCTATCGTCAGTTCGGCAACAGCGTGGTGGTTCCGGTCGTTGAGGCCATTGCAAGGCACATGGAGCCCCACCTGCAGGGCTTGCTCAAGCCCGCCCGCAAGAGCCGCAAATCAAAAGCAGACGCCGTAGCCGCCTGATGCCGTGACAGACGTTGTCGATGCCGCCACTCGCAGCAGGATGATGTCCGGCATCCGTGGCAAGAACACCAAACCCGAGCTGCTGGTTCGCCGGTTTCTCCACGGACAGGGCTTTCGGTACAGGTTGCACGGCAAGCGACTGCCGGGCAAACCAGACCTCGTCCTGCCAAGGTGGAATGCGGTCGTTTTCGTGCACGGGTGCTTCTGGCACATGCACGATTGCCGCTACTTCAAGCTTCCCAATACACGCACCGAATTCTGGCGGGAGAAACTTTCAGGCAACCGGCGCCGGGACGAGGCCGTGCGCCAGCAGCTGGAAGGGATGGGTTGGCGGGTGCTCGTGGTGCATGAGTGCGAACTGCGCGACCGCCCGCAAGAGGCGCTCGCCGCCCTGGCGGCAACGCTCAGGGAAGTACGCCCGTCTTCGTAAAATGCACCACGTCAGGCGGGAACGTCGAGAGCTTGCGGTAAAAGGCCTGGTTTCGCTTGGATAGCCGGGCCTTGCTCTCCGCATGCAGCGCATCGTAGGTCGCGTCCGGCATGTAAATCGCCAGTGTGTTCGAGTTGATGAGGTCCTGCGTGCGGTCCGGATTGAACTCGGTCGCATCCGTAAAAAATCCGACACCCACCGCGTCTTTACCCGTCAGGTCCTGCAGACCCCGCAGCAGGCGCTCACGGGCAGCGTAGCTTTTGACTTCGGCATAGAGGTGCTTGTGAGGCACCGTTTTGTTGCAGTAGAACACCATGTCGCCGAAGGACTTGGTGCCGGTCACCGAGTAGTCCGTTCCCTTCGGGCCGATGCCTTCGCTGATGAGGGCGCGTTCCAGAATCTTCTCGTTCAGGTTCCCGGCACGGGAGATGAGGCCGTTGGCCACCTGCTTGGCGAACGGGTCGTAGTCGTCCTTGAGAAAATCGACCATCTCCCCGACAGAGAACTGAAGGTGGTCACTGGGCTGTAGGTACGATGCGAGCGTGTCGCGCACGAAGTGCTCGAAGCGGGGATTGATGCCCTTCTGGACATACTTTCGGCAGACCTGGTTTGCATCCGACAGGTTGGCCCCGGTGATTTTTCCACCCGGCATCAGGGACTCGACAAGGTCAATGATGACATCTGACGGCGGCAAGTAGCCCTCGATGCGGTCGAGGATGTCTTTGCGCAGCCCGACCGTTTTGTCCGCGTGCCTCAGGATTGCGTCGAGGTCCCCGATGATTTTGCCCTCCCAGTCCGGATTCTTCGCCTCGATGTCACCAAAGAGCCGGCCCGCAAAGACCGGAGCTGCAGACGCATGCAGGTCCAGCTCCTTCAGGATGGCGAGGTAGCGGGCCTGAACACGAGGGCTGGTGCGCCCCTTGGAGGCGATGATGGCGGGCAGGTGAGCGGTCAGCGACACGGGCACATACTCGGATTGGTTTGCACGATTGTACATGCGGCATGGCTGCCAGCGCCGTGCAGCTGCGGTGCGCACGGGTTTGTGCGCCTCGCCGCAACTGCGGATTGACAGGCGTACTGAACATCCATACAGTTCCCGAAAAAGAACGAACGTTCGGGAGGCCGGTATGAGCGATGAGAAGCACCTGGAGGCGCTGCGAACCTACTGGAAGGCGAACCAGTGCCTGCCGAGCTACGCCGGCATCTGCGAGGTTGTAGGCCTCAAGAGCAAGAGCGGCGTGTTCGAACTCGTGGGGCGGCTGGTGGAGGCGGGATTCATCGAGCGGGTTGGTCGGCGTCTGGCTCCGACACGAAAGTTCTTCGGCCGGCCGCTGGTGGCCAGTGTGCGCGCCGGCCTGCCCGAGCCTGCGACTGATGAAGGCATCGAAATCCTCTACATCGACGATTACCTCGTCGACGACCCGAACCGGACCGTGCTGTGCAAGGTGCGAGGCGATTCGATGACCGGTGCCGGCCTGCTTGCGGGCGACATCGTCGTGGTGGAGCGAAATGCGGTGACTCGGCCCAACGACATCGTGGTTGCCAACGTCGACGGGGAACTCACCGTCAAGACCCTGAAGGTCACGGCGACAGGCAGCTATTACCTGGAAGCGGCCAACCCGGCCTATCCGGCCATCCACCCCAAGGGCAGTCTGGAAATCATCGGCGTAGTGGTCGGCTCCTTCAGGAGGATTCGCAAGTAATCACTCGTCCCTGACCCGAACCGTGTCGATGTCCAGCGCCCGCATGCATTGCAGGAAGAAGGCAAAGCTGAAGGTGCCGCGGTTGATTTTGGTGGAGAGGACCTTGGGGTCCTCGTCGATGCCAAACCGCTCCAGCGCCCTGGACAAGGCCTTGTAGCCGATTTCGCGTCGGGCCAGTTCGCCCTTGAGCAAGCGGCGGGCCTCACGGTTCCAGTTGATGGGCGTGGTCATGGTCGACAGCAGTGCGCGCCTTTTCTTCAAATATGAAGAAAAGGCATCAGGAGTGACGAAATGCATAAAAAGGATGGACGGAGCTGCACTAGACGCCCGAGTCCATCGCCACAGGTGACGTCATGAGAGTCGAAGTGCATTGTATCAATCGCCGGGGCCGTCCCTTGGAGAAAGCCGAAAGAGCGAGACAGCCCGTCGTACGCGGTGAGCTGAAGGTATTCGAGAACCGGCTGCATCCGTTCAACCGTTCGGTACTGTGCGCACAGGTGCTCGGTGCGCTCGATGGCCTGGAGCAGCCGCTGATACCCGAGCTGGCCGACGTGCATCTCATCTGGCTCGACGGCAAGCGCCTTCGCCTGCGCGGCAACGAGATGGTCGAGGGCGCGCTCTTTGCCCAGACCTGGGACGTGAGGCTCGTCTGATGCTGCGCGTGAGCATACATGCCGGTGACGTGGCCAGGGCTTCGCGTTTCAACGTACTTGCGTGGTGCGATATCGGGTACGAGACGCTGCAGCCGCTCGCCCAGTACAAGACGGTGCTGTTCGAGACGCACAACGGCAGTTCCACGCCGGTGCTGCTCGCCAACTACCCCCGGTGGTCGGCAAGCCTTTGGGACCTGGCCGCACGCGCCATCGCACTGGGTCTGCACCCGGACCGCCACGCTCCGGTGGAAGAACTGCTGCCGGTCGACTCCCCCTCCAAAGGGTGCGCCTTTGCGCAAAAGGTCTCGGCCATCATTGAGCACGTGTCGCCCAACGGGCAGATGCGCAATACGCTCGCAGCGATGGAAGTCAGCCAGGTCGGTCGCCACCGGGGCATGTATCGCGCCCGCATCGAGGAGCACACGATGGCGCGGGTCATCACCGACGAATTCGCGTTTCGGCCCGCGTTCTTCCGCCCCGCACAGCTTGTTGCCCATGCGGCGGCCGTGAGGCTCACCGGCGGGCCCCGGCTGCCCGCACGCCCGGCCTTGTGCGTGCCGGAGGTCATCATGGCGCAGGGCGTTCGCCACGTGGCCATGCATACGCTCGTGGAGCCGGCACGGACAGGGTTCGCGCGCTGGCTCCTGACCTTCTCCGAGCCGCCAACCCCGCACCCCGATGCGCCACAAGGCGTGGCTCCCGAGGTCCTGTACGTGAAGTTCCTCCAGGAGGCCGTATGAGCGGGCACCGGGCAACTACCAAGGAATCCTTACCAGTTCGTCGCCAGCCCTCGGAGACGGCCAAGTGGCACATGTCCCGTGAAGCGGTCGACCTGTCGGTCCCCGAGATTCAGGGCTGGACCGAGGCCCAGTGCCATGAGTTTCTTGTCGAGGTCCGTTTTGGCTCGCGTGAGACGGTCTCGTGCCCGCACTGTGGCTCTGTGCATCGTCACTACTGGCGCGGGCACGACAATCGCTGGAAGTGTGCCTTCTGCGGCAAGACCTTCAGCATCACCTCGGGCACCGTTTTCGCTCACCGCAAGCGCCCGCTGAAGGACCTGCTCACCGGCATGCTGATGTGGATAAACTCGGCGGCCGGCCAGCCCGCACTGGAGCTCAAACGCCATCTGGACACCACCTACAACACGGTATTCGTGTGGCAGCAGAAGATGCGGGAAGGGCTGGTGCGTGGCTACAACGTCGGACTGCTGTCGGGCGACATCGAGATGGACGGCGCGCATCAGGCAGGACGCCGCTCGAAAGAGAAGCGGGGCGTGCCCCAGGTGAGCCGCCCGGTGGAGACGGGCGCCGAGGAAAAGGGTCTGACCGAGATGATGCTCACGCAGACCGGCCGGATGAAGGCGAACCGAAAGAAGAAGGAGTCCGGTGCCTTCGACCCGGAGTTCGGCCGCAAGCTGCCCAAAGACCGACGCATCCTGTTTGCGGTGCGCAAACGCTCGGGCCGGCCCGGCAAGGGGGCGGTGGCCACCCGTGTGGCCGTTGGCCTGTCGGAGACCTCACCTGTGGCCGAGGCCATCCTCAAGGACTTCGTCGCCATGCCGGAGAGCTGGCTCAACACCGACACCTCGCCCGCTTACCAGGAACTGGGCCGGCGCTTCATGGACCACCGCACGGTGGAACACTCGAAGGAGTTCTCGGGTCCGAAGGGTCAGAACAACAACCAGGCCGAAGAGTACAACTGGCGCTACGACCGGGCGGAAAAGGGCATTTACCTCAACATCGAACCCAAGTACCTGCTCGATTACGCGGTGGAGACCGCGTTTCGCTCGGACACCCGACGCCTGCCCAACGGCAAGCAGTTGAAGCTCGCGCTGCACGTGGCGATGAGCGTAGGTGAGTCCCTGTTCTGGAAGGGTTACACGCGCGGCCATCACCGCAAGGTGGAGCTGATTCATCCGGCCCCGCAGCCGGCCCCGGCCAGCGGTCCGCCCAAGGGCACGGACCCGAGGCGCCGGATGGATGCCCGGCCTCCCCGCTAGTCCGCCGGCGGTTGCCGCTTGCGCCGTGTCGCCTTGAGCGGCTTCGAGACAACCGCCACACCCGCCGCTTCAGCAAGTCGGGAGAGGCCGTCGATGTTCTGCACGTTCCCGACCAGCCGCCAGTAGCCGACCTTGTTCGCGCGCCCGTCAGACACCTCATGCAACCGCTCGACGAGCCCGAGGGCCATGAAGTCCTTGAGCCTGCGCAACAACGTGTTGCATTTCCACGCCTGCAGCTCCTTCGGATGCACAAAATCCAGGGAGAAGCGGTGCTGCAGGTGCAGTGCCAGCTCCGGCGTGGAGACCGCATCCGGTGCGCAGTCGCGCAGATAGTCGAGAATCGCCTCCGAGAGCGCACCACGCTTGCCGTAGCGGCCTTGCCACCCTCTGACTGACTGAATCAGTGACGGGTCGAGCCGTGCATCGAATTTTCGGATGAGGGTGTCGCAGGCTTCGAGCTCTTGCCGCGACGCGTTGAGTTGTTCGGAAGCCCCGGCGATGAGCCGTTCGAGACGGGCGACATCGGCGGCCACCCTGGCACGGGTTTCAGCGAGGCCTTTGAGGTAGGAAGGGGTTTTGCGCAT